GGTCCCGGGGGCGCACGGGAGGGGGACCGGGGGGCCTATCTTTGTAAATCGAAATCAAAAACGAAATTGAAAACGTCTGATTCGGAAGTAAACTAACGAAAATTGTCCGGTTTTATCTCGCGAATTGAATATGCCCGTATATTAGGAAAATTACGTTGTTAGTGCGGATTATAGGTCGTAAATCATCCGAAAATACTTTGTAATCGGTAAGCACCGTATAAAGTCCGTAGGCAGGCGTTTATAATTCATGGAACAAACGTATTAGGAACAATAGAAAACGTTGCCACGGGCTTTCTCGGGTTGTTTACGGACGTGATCTCACGAAAGTTAAACGGAATAAGAACGTAAGGATACGCGAAAAGGAGGCGTGTGTTGTTCAACACGGTAAATTGTCGAATTATCGCTTAGAAATCGGAGATAGTGGGGTACGTTAATTTAATAAATTGTACAACGTGTATATAAAGGAGATTAGACGAGAAAGAAAAGGAGAGATAATCCCCAGCTAATTCTACTGTAATTCTGTTTCGCTAGTACGTATTAACGGAGATTTATTGCGGACGCTTTAACGGAGGTTCAGGCGCGCGTATAGCGGAGATTCATCCTATATTATAATGTCGCTTAGCAATACGCGTGTACACGTACGCGCGCGCGTGCGCGTATAGCGGAGTTTTAACTTTCCCTTTAACGCCGAGAGACGATCAAAAAAAAATTCGGAACATTTGTTCGCGCGAACGTCTGTTCGGTTCGATATATAGAACATGAGAACGGGAAAACATATATTTTAAGGGAAAGGAGTTGCAGGATTTTTAAAAATCGAATCACATAAAATTTATATAAGAAGAAAAGCGGAAAATGGACGGAAACGGGAAACGAACAAAACGGCTGTTTTGGCTGCTGTTGCTGCTGCTATGCTTATTGTAGACGAAAACAAAAAGTTTTTGTTTTATTTTTTAATTTTAGTGTTGCATTGTCGAACAGATAGTGTATAATAAGAATCAAGAAGCGCGGCAATAACGCGTAAAACGAAAGAAAGGCGGTGATAACGCGAATGATATTTGTCGATTGGCTTATACTATCGCTTTGTATAATCGGATGTTTAACGCTTTATATCGAAGTAAACGAAAATCAAACGAAAGGGAACGGATCGAATGACGACACAAAAACCGAATAACACTAATGACCGACTAACGCAACGGGAACTAATCGATAAGGCTTTTACGTATCTAAACGCGTTTAAACGTCATAGAGCGCTAGCGCATATTAAGCGCAATGAACGCGACTACGAGAAAGCGAACTATCACGAAATGCGCGCCTATCAAACGTTTGATTCGCTGGAGTTGAGTTTACGCGCAATACAACGCGGACAACGCGACTTGGACGGTGGTGACGAGTGAATAAGCGTAAAGATGACGTTATTGACCGTGTTAGATCACTGTTAGAGTCGGACGAATCAGCGCACAAGATACAGACGTATACAAACGTTAACCGATCGATTATTACGCGAGCTAGACAGACGAAAGATGTCGAAAACATGCGTTATAAAAACGTAATGGCGTTGTATACGTACTCCTTAAGACGAAAATAAAACGAAAAGGTATGGTATTTTATGTATAAAATCGTAGGATTAATGAAGTTTGTAGAGCAAGACGACTTTAGTAGAGGTTGCTTACCCGAAACAGCGCAACACGCGGAAATTGATGTTAGTTTTTCGGGCGCAACTAAACAGGAGGCAATAAATAGACTATTGGACTTTTATGGCGTAGATCACGACTCAATTGTACTAGATTCGTGCGACATAACTGGTCGCATAGACGTGCAAGTACTGGAAAATAGTCACGGACTCGTGGCTTGTGAATCGGAAATAGAACAGTGGAAAAGCGGGCAATGTGTGTTGTGGTTAGCTACCTACATGCACACACTTTATAAAGTCGAAACAGTGTCATCAAAAGGCTAGTTTAGCGACGTACTTACTTTACTACTTAAAAATTATACTTTATTGAGGAGACGATGAAAATGATCAAAATTGCGCTCACTAACCTAAGGAAGTACAACGAAGGCGTACTCGTTTATGAGTGGCTAACGCTACCGTGCGAAAAGGAAGAGATTGAAGCGGCTATGAAACGGATCGGAATCGGTGAACAATACGAAGAATGGTTCGTTTCGGACTATGAAGCGCCTTTCCATATTGAGGAATATGCGGACGTCTATCGTCTTAATGAAAAAATGTCGAAACTGTCCGAAATAGTAGGAATCGAGGGACTTTTTCACGATGACTGGACAGTACAGGACGTGATTAGCGTCGCATGGGAAACAGGTAATGACAATATGGTCGAATGTATTATAGCTGACGAGGAAATTGATTACCTAGTCATGTCAGCGGTTAAAGACGGTTCTTGGAATCGCGTCAAACACTTGTTAGGTGGCGTGAACATGCTCAACGAAGATTACTACTATATCAATGGTTACGGTAATATAGAGGACTTGTGTCAAGGAACTGTTGGAATTATTCGAAGGGATCTAATAGAAGCTATTTTAAATAATCTATAAGGAGCTGTTACACATGTTAAAAGCAAAAACGTATGATTATGAATTGTTGATCGGAGACGAGGACTCTATACTGGATTACTTTTTTACTAACTACGCAAAAGAGGACGTTTATCTTTGTGACGCTATGCAGGAACAAGCGGACTACTACGTGCCTATCTATAATAGTGACGTCTGGGCGAATGTCGATGTCGTGCAGGAGTACGTCGAACGTGTGATTGACGAGGGACTAACGGCAGGAGGTTCCGCGGATTTGACAACCGTTTTTAGGTTTGGGTATTACGAATACTATTACGCGCTTTTAGACAACAACCTAGACGCGCTATGCTACAACTATATTGTAGACGAGGTTAACAAATACTTGTTAACCCTCAACGCTGACGAGTTAGAAAAAGTTGATATGGAGGCGATAGCCGAACGGATCGAAACATACACGGACGGTATTGACCGCGATATTATGCTTAGTCACGTTGATGATTACGCTAATCACATTATCGATAATATTACGTTTTTAATAAAATTTAAATATAAAGGGGAGACGTTGGGAATGAAGAAATCTACACACGTTAAAAATATTAAAAGTGATCTGGAGTGTTTACAGCGTAAGCAATTAGACTTAAATCTTAATGAGGCGGCAATGCGTGATATAGAGCTATGCATTTCGGCGTGCGAGAAAGAGGAGAGGGATACAATACTAACTTTCTATCATGGTCAAACTCGTTGCGATGAGCTATATACACTAATTGACGACTACTTATTAAAACGAAAAGGAGACGATAACAATGCGTAAGTATATCATCGATTTTCACACGGGTGTGAGGCACGCGGTTAACATTAACACGCTGGAGGAGGCGCAAGAGTTCGCGCTGTCTTGTTTGGCGTATACGGGCGAAAAGATCACGATTATAGATGATCGTAACAACGTTGTTTCCGTCGCCCGTTGGTGGGCGCACGAGCCAAACGAGGATGACGACGTTTTAGTACAGTTTGGGTCGTTCGGATTTTACGAAACGTGGAGCGATATATAACCGCGTCTAACGAGATTATTTTTCAAAAAAGTGTTGACTCTAGTTCCGTCTATGCTATAATAAAAGTGTGGACGGTAAACGAACGAAAATGAAACGAAAAGGGGAATAAGGGCATGAAAAATCTTACTATTGTGTTGTTACTTGCGGTTGTTGCTACGATTCTCATGGCGTGTGTTGATCAAGTAAACGAAACAATCGAGGAGGAAATGACGTCAATCACATGTGAAATCGAACCATTCGAAAAGTATGGATGGGAAAAGTCGTTTGAGTCGGAAGCGGTTTGCGAAAATATTGACGAACCGATGTCCGTTTTCATAGACTTGGATCGTACAGACCGCGAGATAGGTGATGTCGTTACGCTGTCGCTTCCTACGCGGCTGCTCGACGACAAGAACTATGAAAGTTTAATGCACGCGCATGATTTAGTTGTGATTGATTAGTAATAAAAATTTTATTAAGGAGTCGGTACTATATGGCAATTGTTAACGCATCAACTGTGTATTATGTCCCCATTATCCACAACAATGGGGAAAGAGTGGAAGGTATCGTATTTAAGAGTATGGTCGCCTCTTATGACGAGGCGGTCAAGTGGATGGATAAAAACCTCCACCCTGAATGGTCGGTCGTTAAGGGTGGTGGGCAATAATGATGGCTAGAACCCTACAAGACGTTGAGGACGCTCGTAGACGCGTTAACCGTATCGTCAACGGTTGGGAGGCACACTATCAGCACCACCTAGCCACCACACTCTTGCAACGCGCAAAGCACACCATCACAAATGGTGGTACTCACGTAGTGTTATCTCGTAAGTACCAACAAATTTTACGGGACATTGACAGCCTAATAGATCTGGCTGATACACGTCTAAAGCAACACGAAAACAACAACCAATAAAGGAGCGATTTTAATATGAAGAAAGATGAAGTAAACGTGAAGAACTTAGTTAACGCGCTAGAGGCTATCCGAGAGGCATTACTAAAAGAAGGAGAGGCGCAATTCACCGAATTAAAACCGCGCACACAACGCGAACTATTCGCCAAAATTGACGACATACTGCCGTTCGATTGGGACGGTGATTCGGACGCGGAATATCGCGTAATCCACGATTGGGACATAGGTTTTAGACTTACGTTTTCGGCTCACTCAAACGAGTATTCACCGTTTGGGTCGCGGATTAGCGGTTTTTGGGTCGAATACTATGGGGACGACATCACTATAACGCAAGATGACGACAATCTTACGCAAGTTACGGCTGCACTAACCGTGTTTGGTAGCGGTGTAAACATCGTCAACTTGACGCCACATGACGTAAATGTCTATGATGACGACGGTAATGTAATCGCAACGTATCCAGCAACGGGGCAAACTGTCCGCGTCGAGACAAAGACGGAAACAGTCGGTGAGATTGACGGCGTGCCTGTGGTTACGCAAACGTACGGGGAAATTACAGGGTTGCCTGATCGTAAGCCCAACACGGTTTATCTCGTGTCGCTAGTCGTACGTATGGCAACGGATAGGGGCGATCTATTGTCGCCCGACACGTCGCCGCAAGGAGCGGTACGCAACGAACACGGACAGATTATCGGTACGCGCGGTTTTGTAAAGTAGTACGACAAAAAGCCCTTGCCTTGCGGCTTGGGCTTACGTCTTAATTATCGCTATTTCAATCCGCTACAAACCTCAATAATATGATATAATTTAACAAATGTAGTATAGGAGCGAATATGGATGATCAAACGTGATTGCGCGGAGTGCTGTAAGTCATTTACGACGCATATGCCGCATGCAAAGTATTGTTCGGATCAATGCCGCTGGCGCGCGCACAAGCGCGAGATATATGCCAAACGTAAGAAAAACGGTTTGTGTCCGCAATGTGGCGGAAAGATGGCGGACGAACAGTCGTCTTATTGTCGTAAATGTCAGACGTATTTTAGGCGTCGATATTATAAAAGCGTCAATAGTATGATATACTTTAACAAAAAGGAGCGATAAAATGGGGAAAATAAGTATAGATAACGGTTATAGCTATGTTACGCCTGCTGAAGCCCTAAGAGGCGTTGAGTGGGAAGTTATTGTTCACTATATGGATGACGATATAAGGGAAACTGTCCACGCACAGTTAGCGCCTTGCACCAATCTAGCGTTTTTAACGAAATACTTAGAGTTGTCAGAAACTCCTTTAATTATAGGTTAGTAATATACGCAACATTTCGAGACGTGACCGAATCGGGTTGCGTCTCTTTTCGTTTTGTGCTGCCCTACTATTCGTTTCGTAAAGTTTACTATACTTTTTGCGTTGCTAAAACATAGGACTAACGAATCATTTTTATGGTACTTTCGGATCATTTTTAACAATTCGTTTTGTATATACCGTTTTGCAACACGCTTGTATATAGAGGGTTAAACGCCTATAGTCCGTCTATTACCCGTTAACAACCGTATATAACCGTTAATAATCGTTAGCAACGATAAGAGCGCTAATGATCGTGTGTAAACGTGTTTAAATCTTTACTATACGCCAGTCAAGCTATGCTTGACTGAATGATTGCTTTGCAATCATTCCCGCTTTACACAGGATAAACAATCGTAAACAAGCGATATAACAGATTACCGCTAATAATCGATTATATCCGTTAACTACGTTGTATACCCGTTAGTATATACGTATGTATAGGCGTCTGTATAGCGTTACATACGTATTTTAATGGGCGCTAGTATAGGCGTACGAATACGGATTTCAAAACGAAAATGAAACGGAAAACGGACGATATAAGGCGTTTGTATTACGTGAGTATATGCGGTTGTATACCCGTAATGTTACCCGTGTGGGCTACGTCTTATATATAATATGTAGCGTTTGTAAACGGAAATGAAAACGGATTGTAACGGTAAAATGCAGCCGAGTGTAAGACGGATCGTCAAACGGATAGTAATCGAGATGGGAAACGGAATTGGAATCGGAAATGAAAACGGAAATAGATTCGGTTGTGTAAACGGTTTGCAATTCGGTTGTAAGCCGTTTTTGTTGTGCGTTGTGTTGACGTTGTTTTCTGTTAGCGATAACTGTCGTTAGTTTGACGTAAGTATATGCGCTTGTCTGACGTTGTATTGTCGTTAACTCTAGCGTTTAATTGTTCGCGTTGCTGTCGTTGCTAGCGTTAGTTGTCGTTAGTTTGACGTTAGACTGTTCGATTGCTTGCGTTAACTGTTCGCTAATTGTTCGTTGAGTGTTCGCATTTAGTGCGACGTTCACCGGACGAGCGATCCGAAAAACCGAACGGTTGCGATCGATAAGGCCAACGGGCATATACACGGGTATACAACGCCCATATGCGGATGCAAAACGTATGAATAACACCAAACCCTTGATACATAAGGGAAACGACTACACTAGTTAGTTTACATAATGCAGATTATAGGAACTAATTCGAATTTATATACGAGTGGGACGCATAAAAATAAATCGTGGAGGGGGCGGGGGAACATCCGTTCGATTTCGCCGCACTGACCCCCGTAACTTTCCGACAGAAATTTTAAAACCGGGGGCTATATGCGGTCCATACGGAAACAATAACACGTCGGGAGTATAATCGCAAGTGTAACGATAGAAAACGTCGTCACGGAGCCGCTAGGACGGTTTACGGACGAATTAAAACGAAGGAGGTACGTAAGGATGAACGACACGATTACGAAGTTTACTCGCTGTGGTGATTGCGTATTCCACGACAGTACCGAAAATATATGCGAGTTGTTAGGCGTCGTAGCCGAGACAACAGACGGATGTACTTTCGGAGTGACCGATAGTGACATCGAAGATGAAATAACGTAATGAAAACGGAAAGGAGTGGATAGTATGCCGAATAAATTCGATGACCTGTCCGAGCAACAGAAACGGGCAGCCGAATTATTGCTCGAAAATGACCTCGCACCGAAAGCGGAGAAACGGAAGCTCGAAGATATTGCGGAAGAAGTCGGGGTGGCACGTAAAACCCTGTGGGACTGGCGGAGACGTAATACGTTGTTTATCGAGTATAAACAGCACTTAACTACGCTATCTTTACAGGACGCTCACGGGGAATTGGCCCGAGTATTAATTACGAATCTACAGTCGTCACAACCGTCTACGAAGATGCTCGACTTACTCGCTAAGATGACTCCGAATGCTCTCGCGGCTAATCGTCAGGAAGTCGTGATGGAGACAAACGAGACGTCTAACGAGGAAGTAATGAAACGCATTGAAGAATTGCGTAAAATGCAGGAGTCGGTGAAACAGGATGAGTAGTAAATCTAGCGAATTTATTTCGCCGAGAGAGGAACGTCTCGAGCTTCAACGGTTACTTACCGAAGAGTTGTCGCTATTAATCGAGTTGATTGAGTGGGGGAAGGCGGAACCTTCGCACTATGACCGCTTTAAAGAAGTAGACGAAGAGTTAACGCAAATCAAACGAATTAATCGCGCTGAATATGACGTGGCCTATTTTGCGATGGAGTATTTTTCGGAAGAGCGTAATCCCGAGAACGACGGGAACCTGATTCCGGAAGGTGTCACGTATGAAACGATGTCCGAGTTCCATATCGAGCTTTGCGGCCTGTTATCGGACGTTGCAAGCGGAAGGCAAAGGCAGAACGTTGCTTGGGCCTGTCCTCGTCAGCACGCAAAGACAGCGTATGGATCGAATATCTTCCCGATTCATCAAATCGCCTATAAACATGCGGAATTTATTATGGTTGTCTCGGAGACTACGGATTCAGCCGGGACCTTTATTACGTGGGGTAATCGGCAATTAAAGTTTAACGAGAAATTACGCAAAGACTTCGGCGTTCTTTTGAACGAGAGGGCCACGCAAAACGAACTTGATAACAAGTACGAGTACATTACGGCCAACGGCGTAAAGGTTGTAGCGAAAGGCGCTAATACGCAGATTCGTGGTGCGCGACACGGTAACAAACGTCCACAGGTAATTATTCTCGATGACCTCGAGGGTAAGGAAAACGTCAGCACTCCGGATCAGATGCGTAAGACTCGCGCTTGGTTCGACGAGGAGCTATTACCTGCGATGGCAAAGGACGGAATTTGCCTATACCTAGGTACAATCCTTTGCTATGACTCGTTACTAGATTATGTAATCCGTGAGAGAAGAGACTTCGAATCTCGTAAGTATGCGGCAATCATGCAGTTTGCGGAGAGATCGGACCTTTGGTCAAAGTGGCGTGAGATTTACTTATCGGACAGCCCTACAGCCCGTATGAAGGCAATGGAGTTCTACGAGAACAACGAAGATGAGATGTTGAAAGGCGTCAAACTTCTTTGGGGCGAGTATTGGACGTATATCGACTTGATCGAAAAGCTAACGAATATGGGCGCTAAATCGTTCAACCAAGAGTACCAAAACGAGCCTACGGACGAGGAGCGCCAGATTTTTAAGCCCGAAAACATGTTTTATTACACCGAGTTCGACATCCGCAATAAGCCGTTTGAATACTACGCAGGTGTCGACTTCGCGATGGGTAAAGAGCGCGGTGACTTCTCGGCTATTGTTACGATTGCGAAGAATAAGAACACCGGAATCTGTTACGTAGTTGACGTTTATCTAAGGCGCGTTCATCCCGACGTGTTTATGAAAGACATTATCGAAAAGACGATCAATTTTCAGTACGATCGGATCGCGGTAGAGGCGCAAATGGCGCAGGACTGGTTCGCTGATCAGTTACGTGATCGTTTAGCTGTCCGAGGGTATCCGGCCCACACGAGATTAACGAAGGTTAAGCAGAGATCACGTAAAGCTCTACGTATTGAGGCGTTGTTACCCGAAATTCAAGCCGGAAAGATTCGATTTAGCAAAAAGCACACAGACTTACTCGACCAATTAACGTTGTACCCAATGCACAAACACGACGATGGCCCGGACGCTCTCGAGATGGCCTACCGTGCGGCACAAGCAGGTACTTCCGGTATAGTACAGGTCGCGCAGGTGTCGAGACGATGGTAGAAAGGAGGTCACGTATTGAATATTCGTAAACATCATTACCCTGATTACAACCTATTATCACCGGACGATTTAAACGCGATTCTTAAACGTCCCATAGAATACGCGATCGGTGAAAAGGAAGTACAAAGGTTGAATCGGATTATGTCGTATTACGACTACTATGACGGAAAGCAGCACAAGGATGCGCTTGGTCGGTTCGTAAGTGCAAATGAATTAGAACGTCCTGACGGAATGGCTTACGATCCCACGCGATTCAGTACGAACTATTTTAAGGCGTTCATCAAGCGTAAGGCCCGATGGCAGATGGCAGGGGACCACGGTGTTTCAGTGAAGCCGAAATCGCAGAGCCAGTCGGACGTAGATTTAGCGAAGAATCACCAAGAATTAGTTAACCAACTTTGGAAAGATAACAAGTTTACGAGTAAGAAAATCAGGATTGCCCGCGACCGACTAATCGCGGGTATGATCGCATGTAAGCTCGTGTTCAACGAACGTACAGGGAAACTACACTGGATATGGCACAAAGCCACCGAGGTATTTCCGATGTACTCCCGAGATGGGTTTAACGACCTAATCGGCGTAGACATTATTGTTCCGCAGGAAGACGAGGATGACGAAAACAAGACAAATTACTGGAAGCAGTCGTTCCGTCTTACGGAAGACTACTCGGATTGTATCTTGAACGAAGCGCTATACGATGAAAATCTCGAATTGATCGAAACCTACATCAAGGATCAATCGTTAGGACTCGACTTTGTTCCTCTTATTCTGTTTGAGGTAAGCGACCTAGCTACTCGAGAGTCTTATAACGACGAGATCGAGGACATGATTACGTTGACGCAACGTCTGAACTCGATGATGGAAGACGCGACTGACGCGTTGAAATTCGAGATGTTCAACCTACTAGTCGTGAAGAATGCGAGAGAAGGTACGGCTTCACAACTACGTGTGGCTCCCGGAGCAGTCCTAGAAGTTAAGTCGGACAAAGACGGCGTAGAGGCTGACGTCGATACAATCGAGAACCACTTCCAGTGGAAAGAGGCGTACAAGGATCAATACAACAGGATTAAGTCGGCACTTCATGAGCTTGCAGGCTTGCCACAGATTGTTCCGCAGGAATTAAACTTCGGAGGTCTTAACGATAGGGCTTTACAGGTCTTATACCAAGACGCGATACAAGAAACAGAAGAACACTGGCTATCGTGGCAAGACGCGTTTAAAGAGCTACACGAGAAATCCGTTAAGTATTTACAAGCTAGATCGTCAAAAGCGAAATTTGCTTACGATAAGGACGTAGTTAACCGAATCGAAGATTACGAGACAGAGGTCAACTTCGTTCTACCGCTACCGGATGACCGTGATACCCTCGTCGATCTATTGATTAAGGAAATCGACGGAGGACTCGAATCTCTACGCGGAGCGCAACGTAGACTTGGCGTTGAGAATATCGAGGAGAAAATGGCCGAAATTCTCGAAGAAAGACGCGAGAGAGCGGAATCGTTCGACCCTTACCCGAAACAAATGGAGGGAAATAACGCCGAGGACTCCGGCGGCGACGGAGAGGGAGAGGACGTAAAAGATGAAACGTAGGTCCGAACGGTATGACGTTAAACTAACCGGAATCTACTAGCCGACGGGCTTTAAACGGGAGGTACATGATGGAAAAACGGAAATTTTACTTGCCTTTAAACTTACAATTCTTCTCGGAGCCTAGCGATCCTAGTGACGGAGGTCAAGTCGGAGCGGCTAACGACCCGGACGATCTTAGCGATCCGGAAGGTGGAGACGAAGGGGCGAGTAAGGGCGGTAAGCCTAAGATCGAGTTTACGCCGGAACAGCAAGCAGAAGTCAATCGAATTATCCAAGATCGACTAGATCGGGAGCGAAAACGCCGGGAGGAGGACCTCGAACAAAAGCGACTCGAAGAGGAAAACGAGTTTAAAAAACTCTATGAGAAAACAAAGAAAAAGCTAGAGGAAATCGAGGCGGAGAGAGCCGAGGACAAGCGCAATTCGATCATCACGAAAAAGTTACTTGCGGCCGGATATAAGGAAGATCAAATCGATCGGCTTAGTAAGTACGTGGAAGGAGAGGATGAATCGGAAATTTCAGCATCTATTAGCCAGTTAACGGAGGACATTCCGCCAAAGTCCGAGCCTGCGGACCCTTCCGCGGGACCTAGCGGTAAGCACAAAGAAACGGAGCCTGCCGACGGGACGGAGATCGGAAAAGAACTATTCGCGAAAATTCGCGGCAAAAAACGATAGGAGGAATAATTAATGCCAATTTACACACCTAAATTTAGTGAACAGCCGTTTCGCGGCGGTAAGAACATTCTCGCTTCGGAACACCTACAGTTTATTGAAGCGGGGGCAACGCTAGACGCGCAAGCGTTTGGAGAAGGGTACGTTGAAATCGGGACAGCGATTATGCGGGATCAATCGACAGGTAAATACGTTCCATATGCCGACGACACTTCCGGTGATGAACCTACGGTTCCCCAAGGATTCGACAACTTCGGAATTTTAAATGTCGATTGGGAATGTGACGGAGAAAACGACGGAGTGGTCGGTGAGGTTATCGTTCGAGGTTCCGTATACGCGGCTAAACTACCGGATAACGTGACGGATGTATTTAAAGCTAATACTCCGTTGATTCGCTACGTCGATCACATCGAAGGTTAATAAACGATTATTAAACGAAATTAAGACGAAATAGGGGGAATTAATCGATGGGAATTACGCATCTTAAAGAATTTCAAAAGCCCGCGTTGTTGGGCTTAGTAAAAGCGCATGAGGAAGAGTTATTCACCGCGCCAAAACTAGGTGATCGATTCTTACCAGATAAGCAAATCTTTTCTAACAATTTCGCGTATGACGTGATCAAAAAATCTAACCACATCGCAGCGTACATCGGTTTCGGTGCGGAGCCTCCGGTCATGGACCGAGACGCTGTTGCGACCCGTCACGGTGAACTAGCGAAGGTAGCATTAAAGTATATTGCTACGGAAGAGGAGCTTCTTGCGCTTAACCAAGCGCGGTCTACGGGCGAGAAAAACGCTATGATCGAGCAGCTAACGACAAAGGCGGTTGACCTACTCGATGCTTTGCGTCTAGCTATCGACACGTCTAAATTACAGGCCGTTCTCAAAGGTGAGTTTTCGTACAACAAGAACGGCGTTAAAATCCGCGTAGACTACGGCGTTCCTAACGAACAAAAACACGTATTAACGGGAGGTCAGGCATGGAATACATCGACTGGTCTTCCTATCACAAACCTGATCGAGTGGAACGACCAATACGTAGACGCAAATAAAACGTCTCCTGACGTAATGTTTATCACTCGTGAAATCTTACGTATGCTTCAAACGAACCCGGAAGTATTAGCCGAAGCAGGAGTCGAGACAAGCCGTGCTCCAGTGGACGCTGTACGTGACGTACTTAGCGGATACGGGTTGCCTTCGTTTGAGATCGTTGATCAGCGACATGTTTCCGTTAAGGATATTTACACAGGCGAGGAGCAAATGATCGAGATCATGCCGAAACATCGCGTAGTCTTCGCTAAAGAAGGCCTAGGAAACTACTTGATGGGTCCTACGGCAGAAAATAACTACCAACCGGGTATTGATCTTCGCGCATACGATAAGTTTGAGCCGATTCAGTCTATTATTCGTGTAGCCACAGCAGGATTCCCTGTCGTAGAGAATCCGCACTTACTACTTTACGCTGACGTTGCGCCTGAATAATGAAAATCCGTACGGTTAAAGCTGTAGTTAACGGGAATAAAGTCGGTTCCGTTATCGACCTACCGCAGAAAGAAGCCGAGTATTTAATCCGGAAGGGAGTCGCGGAGAAAGTCGAGGTTGAAAAAGGTACGTCAGCGCCGAAAAAGACTTCGACAAGGAAACGTACTTCCGTTAAGGAAACGAAAACAGACGAAAATAAAACGAAGGAATAGCGGCGAAGGGAGTCATTAGCGAATGTTGATCAACGAGATTGCCGAAAAATTAAACACTTCGCAAGAGATCGTGGAGGAATCGTTAGAAGCTAGTGGCTTCCCCGTCGATCCTTCTCGAAAATATTCGTCTCGCGAAGTGCATGTTACTACCTTATACGTCAGATACCTAACGTTAATGATCGAGGCTAACGAGGCCTCACACGGGTTCAAGTACACAGACGGAGAAGAGGGCGTCGATAAGACGTTAGTTTCCGATAACCTCCGCCGTACAGCGCAGATGTGGTATAACCGATGGTTGGCCGCGATGGAGGAAAAGCAAAGACAGCAGGAACACTCGGCTTTCCACATCCGGAAGAGAGCGTGATTACATGGTCGATTTTCAAGCGCTAGCTCGCGAGATTGCCGAGTACGATGAACGGACTTTACGTAAGTTGAAACAAGACATTAACGCTATTAGACAGGAACTCGGAGACTTGCTAGACGATTTCGCCAACAAAGACGATTCGATAAACCAAAGGAGATTAGGTCGGTTATTGTCAGAGTTGGATTCGTTAATGGCAAAACAATCAGGAGTTATATTTGATGACACGACGGAGGGCATGAGCCTAGCGGCAAAAGCTACCGCGTTGTTCCTCGTCACTCACGTTAATGACAGGTGGAATCAGTACGTATTGAACGTGCAAAACGACTTGGCTATGCGTAAGTGGTTGAACGATTTATCTTTATGGGATCGATCGCGAATCGTTAGTGGAAGGTACGGGGATGAGATACGATCTATCATCCGTCAGGGGGTTTACCAAGGCGTATCTACGTCCAGTATCCGTAGACAGGTGCGGGCATTATACGAAGGGACGGAAAGCAACCTCGATAGGCTCGTAGTTTCCGAGATTCAAAATGCGTACCGTTTACAGTTCGGTCACACGAATAAACAAAACGGACAGATTTGGATTCAGTTTAACGAGCATTTCCCTGCTTCGAAGAACCGTCGTAACCACGAGTGCTACGAGTACGCACGTGAAGACCCTTACGGAAAAGGACCCGGAATCTTTACGGTAGATGACGAAAAGATATACTCTCCCCATCCGCAGTGTACTTCGTACCTTTCGATTCCTTCGTTTGTGTTAGGAGGGGAGGCGTAGATGTTAACGGCGAGAGATATTCAAAACATTTCGATGTGGCGTAACGAAGTAATTAGTAATCGGACGAATCCGATCGGGTTAGTAATCAGCTTAGGAGAGCAGAAGGACCCTTTAACCGGAGAAGTACGGAATAGTACGGAAGAATACGAAGTAGACGCCGTTGTGACAGAACGCGCGAGCCGTATTGATAACGAGAGAAAATTATATGACGGCGCAAAGGTTACGGAGGGTGACTTATGGTTTTCCGTAAGTATGGAACAGATTGAACCCTTACTAGACATTGTCGACCCTGATAGTTCATTGAAGGACAAAGCCTTCGACATGTTTCTCGAAGTTGATTATGACGGAGTTGAATACGTGATCGTAGGTTCGGATAAAAAAGGAATCGGTATCCGTAATCGTGTCGAGTTCTTGGCGAAGAGGAAAGTCTAATGGCGAGAATGCGTATAAACTACGACATAACTCTCGTAGGTATGGATAAGTTACTGAACCGCCTATCCGAACGGAACGTGAAGAGAGTTATCGACGCAACCGACAAAGCTACGAAGGATTATGCGTATGAGTTAGGGCGTAAGATGGCGGATAAAGCACCGATTTTGACAGGAGAGTTAAAGCGATCCCTTAGAGATAGTCCTATACGTAAAGGACGCGGTTGGTACTATTTAATGGCGACGGTTGACTATACGTGGGTTCAAGAGTACGAACACCGTACAAAAGCAGGATTCATTCGCAGGAATATCGCGTTAGCGGAAGGCGAGTTCCCTAGGCGGATTCAAAAGGCGGTGAAAGACACGCTATGATTACGTATCACAACCTTATAGGTTCGTATCGGGTATACCTTTCGGGAGAATTGGGTATCGACGTTCACTGGAAACACCAAAAGATGTCACAGCCTAAGGTATTTCCGTACATTACTATCGAGTTTACCGTTAACACAATATCCCAACCGACAAAACTAAACGATCTAATCGTGGAGACTCCGCGTTTGACGTTTGGTATACATGCGGATACACTCGCAAGTTTAAACGATATTTACACGAAAACAAGACGTATTTTGTTCTACGAAAATATTCCGTTACTAAGTGTTGACGGAGATCCCATCGGAAAATTCAAGGTCGAGCAAATTGACAACGAAACAAACGTTATCGGAGGAGACTATCAACAAACTTCGGAACACCATCGGATATACATTGATACGCGCTTATCAGTAAAAACAGTGAAAACTAAGGGGGAAATCGAATGAGCCAAGCACCTAAACCTATTAAGGGTCAAAAGAAAGTTCTATTTTTTCAATCGATGGACGGAACAGAGACGGATGGTAACAAATTACGTCTCGCGTTTCAAACGGAACACACTCTTTCTCGTGAACGCGAATTAATCGAGGAGATGACGAAAGACGGAATGATTAAAGATACGGGAGATATGAATACGTCTCTCGATATTACGTCGTTTGTTGCACACGGAGACGCGACGTTCGAGTTACTACGAGACTCTTTCGAGGAGAATAAACCGTTACAGTGTTGGGAAGTAGATGTGACCGAAGAGTCCGCAGAGGGTAAATACGACGCAGTATACATGCAAGGGATTCTCGAAAGTTTCGAGGAGTCTAACGGAGCGGAAGATTTCGTAGAGCTATCGACTACATTCCAAGTAAACTTAACACCACAACGGGGCCAAGTAACGCTTACCCCGGATCAATTTAGTGCAGTTCAATACGCGTTCCAAGACTTCGGCGAATTAGCAGGCGGTGGGGAAGGGTAATCAGTAAGCTAACGAATAATAAGGCGATGTGTGACGGCTACATGTCGCCTTCACTATTTTAGCCGGAATCTACTAGCCGACGGGCTTAAAACGGATGGAGGATACTTATGAATATTGAAATCAACGGGACTACTTACGAACTAAGATTAGGTTTTCGATTCTCGAAAGCGTTAGATAAGGTATATAAAATGGAGCAGGATGTAGGTGGAGGACAGAAGGTAGAAATCGGGATGGGGGTGACGCTTCTATACAGTTACTTGTCAATGGGTAACTTCGAAGCTGTCGTGAACTTCTATACCGCAGGATTGCTTCATCACAAGAAACGTCCGACAGAGGACGAGATCATCGAAGCTGTTGAAAACATCGCGGCTGAAAAAGGAATCACCGAAGTAGCGGAAGAGTGTATCGAAGGGCTAAGGGAGTCGGGGTTTTACAGACAGCTTCTGACGCAGATAGAAGAAGCGGAAGGGACGAAAGCCAAGAAGAATTAGATGACGAACCCTTAACCTTCGAAGATATCGTTACAAACTGTTTCCGATTCCTAGGCATCAATGATGTTGAGAAAATACTCGACATGACGCCCGGGGAATACACCGCGTTAATGCGAGGCTACTCCCTTAAACAAGTAGATATTCGTTATCAGTCGCACATGCAGGCGTGGCTTAATCAGATGGTTAAGGCTACGAAGGGTAGCGAGAAAAACCCTAAACCTGCGTTCGGTGAATTTAAAGATTTCTTCGACTACGAAGAGGAAATTAAATCGGTTGAAAGGTTACATCGACTGAAGAGGATTACACGGGAGAAAGTCAATAGATTTAAACGATCAAAAGCGGAAGCAGAACGATTAATAAACGAAGGGAGGTAGCTAATGCTAACTAACAACGTCATCGCTAACCTGCGGGTAAATAATCAGCAATTTAACCGGGGAATGCGAACGTCTCAACGGTTGACCGAGGATTTCAGGCGAAGCGTGCGAGGAGCCGGGGCCGTCACTATGAATAGGGCGGCTCACTCGTGGGAATCGTTAGGACGATCCGTGTCGAACGCAGGACGTAATGTTGCTACCGTGACGGGAATTATGGTGACGGCGGCCACCGCAGGAATCGCAAGTGCCGTAAGAACAGCGTCTAGCTTCGAGGATGCTTTCGCGGACTTAAAGAAAGTTACAGAGGCAACCGACGCAGAGTTTAAAGTGATGGATAAATCCATACGTAAACTGACGAAGAGCATTCCGGCAACTTACGAGGAGATCGCGCAGGCCGCCGCAGCCGCGAGCCGTCTTGGGGTCGAGAAGGAACATTTAATTTCATTCGCGGAAGTTGCGATCATGATGGGTACGGCAACGGACATGAGTATGGAGTTCGCCGCAGACGCCCTCGCGAGGTTCTCGAACATCATGCAAACGTCGTTAGGTGACGCGAATAAACTTGGATCGTCGATCGTTGATCTCGGTAATAACTTCGCAACAAGCGAATCCGAAATCATGGCGATGGCTATGCGTCTAGCCGCCGCAGGTAAGCAAGCCGGGATGTCCGAGGGTGACGTGCTTGGTCTTGCGGCGGCAATGTCATCGCTAGGTATTCGAGCCGAGATGGGTGGTACGGCTATGTCGACCATTATGTCGAAAATCGGTCGTGAATTAGCGATGGGCGGAGAGAACGCTAAGAAGTGGGCGGATGTAGCCGGAATGTCTGTTAAAGACTTTCAGAAAGCGTTCGAGAAAGATGCGCTAGGCGCGATAATTGCGTTATTAGGCGGGATGGATGATGCCGTAAAGTCGGGCAAGAACCTCGATATGATGCTACGCGATCTCGGTATTAATGAAGCTCGTCAATTAGACGTACTAAAACGTCTAGTTCCCGGTATGGAATTATTATCAGACGCACAGGAACGCGGGAATAGGGCGTTTGAAGAAGGTGTAGCGTTAACGAATGAAGCCGAACAGCGCTACGCCACGTTCTCGTCGCAGCTACAAATATTCCGTAATCGAATACGGGATATATCGTCTATTATTGGCGATATGTTTAAGGACGCGCTAGTTGACGTTATGAACGCTTTATCCCCGCTACTCGATCGGATTGGAGAGTGGTTAGAGAAGGTTAACGAATCCGACGGCTCTATGCGTAAAATTATCCCGATTGTAGGGCTGTTTGGAACCGGATTGCTTGCGTTGACTACCGTACTAGCGATGATTGTAACAGGTATCGGTTTTACGATTACCGCCCTGGGGTCGATTAAAACAGCCCTAGGTCCTGCCATCGCAAGGTCAGCACTTTTGCGCGGAGGAATTTCGTTGCTCGGACGCGCGTTTGCCTTGTTGTTAGGCCCTATCGGGTGGGTCATTACAATACTGTCTCTACTAATACCTTTCTTCGTTAAGCTATATAAGGAGAACGAGTCCTTCCGTAATGCTGTAGACAAAGCTTGGTTACGAATTAAAGCTATAATAGCGACAGTTGTTCGTTGGGTCATCAACTTTGTCGTAAGTGCTTGGAATCGTCTTGTGCAGTTTTGGGAAGAGCATGGCGATAGTATAGTAGACTTCGCTAAAAACACATGGGAATCGGTAAAAGAAACTGTACTTAGTGTTGTAGGTGCTGTTGTCGATTATGTCTCGGAAAAGATTGATCAATTAAAGTCTTTTTGGGAAGAGAACGGAGATCAGATTCGTCAAGCGTGGGAAAACGTTTGGGGCGTAATTAAAGCCGTCTATAACACAGTCATTGCGCCTATATTTGGGTTTATAATTAACAATCTTTACCTTCTTAAATACGTATGGAATGCGGTGTGGATTGTCGTTAAGTACATCGTCATTTCCACGTGGGAAGCGATTAAAAACGTTATTAACGGAGCGCTCAACATTATACTCGGTATCGTTAAGTTCTTTTCGGCTCTATTTACAGGAGACTTTGGAGGTATGTGGGAAGGTATTAAACAAATCTTCTCCGGCGCTGTAGAGTTTATATGGGGGCTAATCCAACTAGTCTTCATAGGACGTATACTGAAGATCGGAAAAGCCTTATTTATGGGTTTAAGAAATATAGTCACCGCAGGTTGGAACTATATCGTTAACGTATTCCGTAATTCTACGGGGGGTATATGGGGAACGATCAAGACGGTATTCTCTACTATCTACCAATTTTTCCGGACGATCTTTCTCGCAATCCGTTCGGTGTTTACAGGCGCTTGGAATAGTATACGTAGTCAAACCGGGACTACGATGGAGAACATTCGCGGGGCAATATCTATCGCGTGGAATGCGATCCGTACGATTTTCACTGCGGTACTAAGATTTATCGTATCGTGGGTACGTACGCAGTTCAGTAACGTAATTAACGCCGTGCGGACAAGAATGAACAACGTTTGGACAACAATCGTGAACATTTGGAACAACGTTATAGGGTTTATGCGAGGAATCAACCTAGCGGAAATCGGTAGAAACATCATACAAGGGCTGATAAACGGAATTATCGGGATGGGTGAGAACCTATTTAAAGCCGTGACAGGCGTCGTATCTAACGCAGTGGACGGGGTGTTAAGTTTCCTCGGAATTAAATCCCCTTCTCGTCTAATGATGGACGTCGGGGAAGATACGATGGCCGGGCTTGAAATCGGGGTTGATAACGGGGCGGATTCGGTCCTAGACTCGTTTGAATCCGTGGCTTTCGGATTGGAAGATACCGGATGGGATATGGTAGATACAAGTAGCTACATCGGGGACGCTGTAGGTTCTAATTTCTCCGATTTAAGTTTTGATGTTGTAGATTCATTCGATTCTATGGCGTCCGGTATGAACCAAGCAGGATTAATGATGTCCGATACTAGTAGCTATATCAGTTCTAGCGTTAGTTCCGATTTTATGGACCTAAGTGGAAATGTCTCTAGTTCCGTTTCAACAGGATTCGGAGAAGCCGAAAAAGTATCTATGAGCCGAATGCAGTCGATGTCTCGAGCTACAGGTGACTCATTTAAGGGTATGGAGAAACAAGTATCGTCAGCAATGAAAGGTATTAGCAACGCAATCAGTAAGGGTTTTTCCGTATCCTCTAAGTCTATCGTTAAAACGATGAACTCGATAATGACATCGGTTACTAAAGGGTTCCACAACGTAGCTACCGTTGTAAATAAGGCGATGAAGAGTATTAACGATGCGGTCCGTAAGGGGTTTACTGGCTCTGTAAAAAGTGTTACTTCGGCTATAACAACGATGACTAACACAATAGTACGTGGGTTCTCTACCGCCGCTAGAACGGTTTCGTCATCAATGATCTCTATAAATCGCGTGGTATCGAATGGATTCCGAAGCTCATCTAATGCGGTTAGAAGCGGGATAAACTCGATGGTTAGTGTTACTAACTCCGGATTTAACCGTCTACGATCATCAGCCGCTAACGGAATGAATCGCACCGTTTCGTCTGTTACTTCGGGTGTGTCTCGTATGGTATCCGCAGTTAGAGGCCGTGTCGGTCAATTCACTTCCGCAGGTCGAGAATTGATAAACGGACTTATTCAAGGTATCAACAGTCGCGCAGGGGTAGCGATTGCTACGGTTGCACGCACAGCTAATCAGATGGCGAATGCCGCACGTAAACAACTACGTATCCACTCACCTTCCCGAGTCTTCCGAGATATTGGGTTATTTGTCGTTAAAGGATTAGCGGTAGGAGTCGATAAGGAATCGAAGACAGCCGTGAAATCTACGACGCGTCTTTCGAATCTAATTCAAAAGAGCTTCAACCCGAACTTAGACCCGGCAAAAGTAAACATGGGCTATCAACTACGAAAAGTTGGTCGCGAAGCACAGTCGCAAATGACGAACACTGTCCAAGGAGAGCTTTCGGTGTCGCGACAGCCCGCGTATATAACGTTGCAGTTAGGAAGGCGGGATTTCAAATTCTTTGTCGAGGACATTACAGAAGTGCAGGATCGCGGAAAAGGTACTAGAGATAAATTCAGGTAGGGAGGTGTGCGATGAGTTTTAGAGATTTCGGAGAGGGCGGGGAAGTTATCCGTCCGTCCCTCCAAACTATTTTTAATAACGTAAATATTGACGAAGTGTTAACAGACAGTGACGGGTCTTTTACGACGATTTCCGTGAGCGGCAGAGCGTTAGCACAGACTCAAACAACGATATTAAACCCTACACATAAACACGGAGGATTCTACCAACAATCAAGGCTAGAGCCTCGAATAATCACAGTTCGATACAAGATTTCAGCGAAGACTAACGAGAAGTTCCGTCAGATGTTTAACCGGTTAAACCGAATTCTCGCCGAGGAAGAGAAGCGTATCGAGTTTACGGATGAGAACGCGTTTTTCGTAGGTTCGTATTATGAAGCCGAGGATTTCGACGAGAACTCAAACGTAATTGTCTCGTCCTTTTCGTTTATTTGCGCCGATCCTTACAAGTACGATAAGGTCGTGTACCAAACAACGTTCCAAGACGACGTTGCAGTCCTTCCTAACGATGGTACGGCGGACTGTGAACCTATTTTCGAGATGGAAGTCTTACAACCGACGACATTCGCAATGGTTTCCGATGAGAGTCGATATCAAATGATCGGTCGGCCTGCGGAAGACAACGTAGAGGTTGTAGACACGAAGAATTTAATACTCCGAGAAGAGGGAGATACAATAGGTCAGTGGCAAACAGGACCTGTTCGTGTTGACCCCATATCGGGAAATATATCAGGCACTATGGGGTATGACGGAACGGGGATAATCGCAACTAACTACGGAACAGCAAGCGGGGGAGAAAGCGGTCACGGTCCCGCGATTATTCGGGAAATTCCTCCGATTCAAGATTTCGAGATTTCGACTCATATCGATACGAGGACCGATTTAAAGGAAGAGAATTTCCGTGCCGAACTATACATGTTCGACGAGTCGTTAAAGATGTTAGGTAAAATCGGAGTCAGAGACGGTAGTCGAGACTTCCACAGGCGTTCAGCGCTAGGACGTGTAGGGGAGTTTGTCGACAATAGAACTCGATATATTCTAGGTTTTAGAAACTACCAACACGACGATTTCGGTAAGTCTTCTATGTTTAACATTCGTGTGCGTAGGGTCGGTAATACGTACAGCTTTTACATTGCGCAAGTAGTAAACGGGAGACACCGTAATAGAGCCGAAGGGTTATACGTAGATACATCGGGAGAGTGGATGGGGAAATTACGTTACATCCAACTGTATATCCGTACGTGGGCAGGACGACGTAAGCCCTATTTAGTGCGATTTAATAACGTACTTGTACACGAATTAATAGAAGAAACCGTTGATCAAACGCCTTACATCGCATATCCGGGCGATTTAATTACGTTTGATCACGAGCAAAAACGAATGATGATTAACGGAGAGGATCGTACCGACATTAAAGATTTCGGCGGTTCTTATTTTACGTTGAATGAGGGAAATAACACGCTTGTTGTATTGCCTGAAGACACGTTTAATACAACGGTTCGATGGAGGGAGAGATATAGGTGACGGAAGCGCAGATACACATTACCGACGGTCAGACGGATAAGATTATCGGTTATATTCACGGAGAAAACCTCATCGAAGATGAACACCGTCAATCCCTCCAAGACACCTTAGAGACGTTTGATTTCGTTGTACCTGCGAGTGTCGAGTCTAGCCAATATCTCGATAAGCGGAACCGCGTTATTATTCCGGGAGAAGACGGTGATTACATCGAGTTTGTCATCCTAGAGAGCGTAAAGGTTCATGATGGAGGGGAACACGTTGTCGAAGTATACTCATCCGCAAGTTACCTAGATCTAAAAAGGGCGAAAGTAATCGAACCTCAAACACTGTCGCAAATGACCGCACTAGCAGCAGCAAATAACGCTATTAGTGGTACGGAGTGGCAAGTAGGGGTTGTTGAAGCTAGCGGATTCCGTACGTTCAGCATCGAAAATCACACGAATCCTTACGCGCTTCTTAAACGAATTGCAAACGAGTTTGAACTAGAAATGCGGTTTAGGGTCGAGACGAACGGAAACAAAGTTACGGCGCGTATTGTCGATTTAGTTAAACAGGTAGGCGACTGGAAAGGTCGGGAGGTCGAGTTTGGGTACGACCTTGACGGCATAAAACGTATTGAAAAGAATGACGAGATTGTCACAGCATTACTCGGATTAGGCCCAGAGAATGAGGATGGTAATCGTCTCGAAGTGTGGGTCGAGGATGAGGACGCCTTACAACGTTGGGGACGTAACGGGCAACATATTGTAGAGACGTATGAACCGGAGTCAGATGACGCGGACATGACGATACAAAGGCTTCGTACCTTAACGGAAAATGCGCTAGAGAAGCGTGTTAACTCCGTCATTGAATACGAGACGACGATCCTTGATCTCGAGCATATTCCGGGAATGTCTGAAAAACCGATCAGATTCGGAGATAACCTGCGAATCAAAGATACGACGTTTAATCCACCGCTTTACATTGAGGCACGTGTATTCGAACAGCAAAGAAGTATTGTTGATCGGTCGCGTAAGACGGTTAAACTCGGGGATTTTACGGAGCTAACGGAAGAAGAAGTGACGAATATATGGCGACAGTTACAGATTCAGATTCAAAATAAAATCTCTTTGGCACAACTTCAAGACTACACCTACAATAAGCCGCAAATAGACCAGAAAGACCAAGGAGTATACCAAGACGGTACACAATATACGGATCAACGATCTGATCAAGTGAAACAAGAAGCGGCACAGGACGCAACACAGAAAGCCGGACAAGCCGAGCAAAACGCGAAAGATTACACGGACGATGCTGTATTAGAAGTCGAGCAGCGTGCGGTTGATTTCGTACAGGAATACGCAGAAAAGAAAGTCACCCAAGGTACGGCTACTCCTTCAAATCCCGCAGTAGGCGATCTGTGGATCGATATGAATGAAAGTCCTCACATGTGGAAACGTTGGAACGGGAGCCAATGGGTTCCGCTTGAGCGAACGAACCTTAATCAGATGCTAGGCGAGTTACAAACCGAACAAATCGCAAACGGCGCTATCATTTCGGATAAACTCGCTGACCTTGCCGTCACACTTGATAAAATCGCAGACAATGCGATTGACACGTCAAAAATCCTTGATGACGCTATCGATTCTGCAAAAATCGCGGCTGGAGCCGTGGAGACTGACGCGCTTGCACCTCTTGCAGTGACCGACGACAAAATAGCGAATATCCACGCGGACAAGATTACAGCAGGGCGCATTAATGCTGCGCGTATCCAAATCGGAAACGGGACGGAGTTTGCGGATGGGTATGACCCGACGAAAATCGAGGTTGGCGGGCGGAATTTAGCGAAAAAAAGCGCGGTTGGCAAGTGGGCGGATGGCTGGACTGAAAATAACTATGTTTACACATTGTCTACATCAAGCGGTAGCGCGGGTGTTTATATCGACAGCGGCGTATTTGAGGAAGGCGAATATTACATCTTATCCTTTAAAATTAGAAAACTATCCGGGGATATAACCACAATAGCTGGACACCGGACAGCCTTTGGAGAGGATAAAGTGTATCGTGATGGGGCACTCGTGTCGACTAACTGGTCATCTAGTAGTAACCCCTACCCTAACGATAATGAAGTACATCAATACCACGTGTATTTAAGGTGTATTAATCTATCGGTAGATAATGCCCGGTTATACATTCAACCAAACCGGATGGCTTACGGAGTGCCTTACGAAGCAGAAATTTGGGATTTGCAAGTAGAAAGGGGAAATAAACCGACTGACTGGTCGCCTGCCCCCGAAGATGAAAGAGCCTACGCAGATGCGGTAGCGCAAGACGGAAAAGACGCAAAACAGCGCGTCATGCTATGGCAGTACGAGGACACAACGTTTATCGACGGAGGCTCTATATACGCTAATACTGTTACTGCCAATCAAATAGCCGCCGGAACGATTACCGCCGACGAAATCGCGTCTAACGCCATCACAACCGGAAAGCTCGACGCAGGTGCTGTGACAACTCAAAAAATAGCAGCCGGAGCGGTAGAAACCGACCAACTAGCGACGAATGCCGTTGTTGCCGATAAGATCGCGACCAATGCAATAACGACAGGCAAGATCAACGCAGGTGCTATCACCGCACAAAAAATAGCGACTGGCACCATTACCACCGACTTAATCAGCACGGCAGGCTTAGACGCGGGTGTAATCAAGTTCGGAACAATGTCTGGTGAGCGCATACAAGCGGGCACGATTACGGCAAATCAGCTAGGAGCAAACAGTGTCACGGCATCCAAGATCAGTGCAAGTGCAGTGACAACTGCTAAGATTGACGCAGGAGCCGTAACAGCATCAAAGATCAGCGTAAACAGCATATCAGCAATTAGCGCGAACTTGGGCACTATCAACGCCGGAACAATTAACGGAGTTAATATCAACGGATCTACGATCACTCAAACGAGCAGTAGCGGCAGTATTATGTTAAACAATACGGGACTAACTGTATCAAGTAACAGCGGCGCTAAAATACTCATGACTATCGCGAATCTTGGAGGCAATGAAGGCGATGACTTAGGTGTAACCTTCATCGATCAAACAGGCAATGTAGGGATGGAGATTTATGATTATTATACTGATTCTGTAATCCGTACACCTAGACGCCTGAACTTTGTCGGAGGTACTTTAGGTATTGGGATTGACGGCACTGGCGCAACTGTACCAGATTTCGGAACGAGCGTTGACGGCGGTCTGTTTATCAACGCTAGCGGCTTTTCAAGTAATACAGGCGTAGGTTTTCCCGATCGCAATATTATCAGCATGTTAGACGACACGCTAACAGTATACGCAAACCGCGCTAACGGATTAGCTTTTCAGGTCCGATCTCACAGCAACGGTAGCGGTTTGCGTAATGATTTTATCGTTACCGCTTTAGGTAACGTACAATGCCCCGGTGCTTACGATAATACGACAGGATCAGCCGCAAATGTCCGAATCAACTCAAACGGTACTCTATCGCGATCCACGTCAGCTAAAAAATATAAGCAAGACATAGAGGTCATTGATATGTCTGATGGGTACGCTGAAAGACTATTAAACCTATGTCCTAAAAGTTGGTACGACAAGGCAGAAGTCGAAAGAAATGGCGGAAGCACGGATGGTTTAAAACGCTATTTCGGATTAATAGCAGAAGACGTAGCCGATGTTGGATTAAGTGAGTATGTCACTTACGAAAACGGTGAGATTGAAAGTATTGAGTATGATCGATTGTGGACACCGTTGATTCCGATCGTAAGGGATCACGCGGACCAGATTAATTGGCTGAAGATTGAGGTCGAGTACCTTAAACATAAAATAAAACAGTTAGAGGGTGAATCTGATGAATAATGTTGATATCCGAGTGCAATCCATACAATTTTCGGACGATAACACAGCTCGGATTAATTTTAGTGGAGCTGATAGTGAGCGACAGATCAATATTAGTGGTTATGTAGCCGTGACAATAGAAGAGTATGAAGCAAACTCGCAGATGGAACTAATGAAAGATCTTGTCCGCCAGAAAGCCGTAGAACACTTAAATGGAGGTAATAACGAATGAACATTGATGCAAATAAAATCATCGAAAAATTGTCCCTTAAACTAGCGCAAAAGGAGACGCAAATCGCTGTGCTAGAAGCGCAGGTTGAATCGCTAATGGAGGCCCAATCAGACGAAAAGGAAACGAAAGAAGACGAGTAGTCACGTAGGGGAGGACGCACATGGAATCGGAAATCATCCGCATGATCATTAGTCAGGGACCGTTCGCGGTCCTTTTTACGTGGCTTCTTTTCCGGACGGAGAAGCGTAACTCCGAGCGGGAACAGCGCTACGAAGAGGAAACGCGAGCCATGCGCGACCAATTCGGAACGGAGCGGTCAGAGTGGCGGAAAGAACGCACCGCATGGACGGAAACATTATCGAAATTTAGCGAGAAGTACGACGTCATTGTCGACGAGGTACGCGAAATTAAAACGATTATTCAACGGGAGGAATCCGAATGAAAATTAACTGGAAGGTACGCCTCAATAATCCGAACTTTATCGCGCAGATCGTATTGTCCGTGATCATCCCGATTTTAGCGTACATGGGGCTGACGCTAGAGGACTTAACGACATGGCGGGCGGTAGGAAACGTAATCCTCGAAGCCTTACGGAATCCGTACGTACTAGGTCTCGTGGCTGTCTCCGTTTATAACGCGGTGAGCGACCCGACGACAGCGTCGATCGGCGACAGTCAGCAAGCGCTAACCTACGAAAAGCCACGAAAGGATGAAGCGTAATGAAGATTCACGACCTACGGAAACAGACGCCTAAGCGATCAACCACGCGTCCTATTTCCGCGATCACGAAGATTGTCCGCCACCACAGCGCGACCACAGGCGGCGATTTTTGGGCGTTTTGGAACGGACGGTGGAAGGGGAGCGGTTGGAAGACGGGCGGTTATCACGAAATTATCTTACGCGACGGCTCCGTCCAATTATGTTATGACCCGACTATGGCGACAAATGGCGTGCTAGATCACAATTCGTACACGTATCATATATGCGTCGTCGGTAACGGCCAGTTTACGGAAGCACAGGAAAAGACGTTCGATGTCCGCGCTAAACTGGCGATGGAGCGCTTCGGTCTTAAAGCGGGCGACGTAGTGGGTCACCGAGAGATTCCGGGAGCCGCGACGGAATGTCCGGGAATCAACATGAATACGGTGCGGGCGCGGTTAGTAGGGGCGAAAGTGGAGACGCCTAAAACGGAAATAAAGAACGAAACAGTCAAGACGTCTAAGCCAAAGTCATCTACGTCTCCTTACGATCTAATTCGAAGATACTTCCCGAATGTTTCCGTACTACAGCGTCAGCTTATCGCAGTAGGCGAAAATCTATCTCGATTCCGAGACGACGGTGTTCCGGGCGATGAGACGCTTAACGCGATCAAGTCGTTTCAACGTAAAGAAAGGCTTACTGTAGACGGTATCCCAGGACCTAAAACGCAAGCACGGTTACGTAGTAAGATTCGATATGTAAGACTACTTCGCCTGATGAATCCGAGATTACGAGGTAATGATGTACGTCTAATTCAACGTGTACTTGGCGTTACAGCAGACGGTATCTTCGGTCCAATTACGCAATCGGCAGTCCGAGAATATCAACGTAAACACAGATTAAAGGTAGACGGAATTGTCGGACCGCAAACATGGAGTCACCTGTTTGGGTAGAGAAAAAAGCCTCGCTTATGCGGGGCTAATCTTTTATTTTACCTGTAGTTTAGTTTTATCTATAATCCACGTAGTACCGACCTTTTTTGCAGGTATCTCACCTGACGCGCATTTATTTTTCACCGTTCCGGGAGACAAATTAAGCATCTTGGCGGCATCGTTAACGCCTATAACATTCCACATTTCTACCTTAGCTTTAGAAAGTCTGTTATTGAAATCGTAGTCTAATTCTTCATTAGTAAATTCGTCTATGTCTAAGCTCGCGATTTCTTCCGTTAGTATCTCGAACAATAAGTGTTCTTTTTCTCCCCACCGATGGCTTCTATCCATTAAATCCCTATGCAGTATTCCTAAGAACTTAACAGGATTGCGGGAGAACTCCGTACGATAACGTTGTTCAACCGTAGGACTACCCGGCTCGAAACTGTGCTTACTTAATCGGTCAGCAATTGCTAATATTCTAGCGAATTTCTCACTACGCGTTGTATCCACGTTTATCACCCTTCCGAATGCGGTAGCGCATTTTACTTAAATATAACATATGCTCCAACGCATGTAAAGATCGCAAAACACGAACATTCGCATACTATCGTACGATTTCCGGAAGTAGCCAAACGATAACCTACGGTATTTTTAATTTAAGTGTTGACACGTAATACAGACGGTGTTATTATAACTATTGTGTCGCGAGAGACATAATATTAGTCGGTCGTGTGGACGAGAAACGAATCGTATGTACCGCGATGACCTCGGAATGCCTATCGCGTAAGGATTCCCGTCATCTGAACGTATTGATTGCGATTGGAAATCGTGTAGGCGGTGACAAACCGTCTCGAGGGTTCGAATCCCTCGCTCTCCGCCAGTGTTATCAACGGTTTCAAGCGGATAGCAAACGAGTGTTCTCCGGTTAAACCACGTAAAAAATCGTGTGTACATAATCGTATGCCTCTCGATGGATTTCCTTTCGCAAGTTTTCGTGATCTGTCCACGGAAAGGAGCGAAATGTATAAACGTAAAAATACCCTCGTAAATACAAATCACGAACAATTCCCCGAAGCGAACGAGTTATCGTTCGATATTGCTGTTTCACTGTTTATCCGAGATTGTAAAGTACGAAACCTCTCTCCGCACACAATCACGTATTACCAAAATGAATTGAAAATGGTTCAACGGTATCTTGAATCCGAAGGAATTAAAGATGTCGCCCAAGTCACGGAAAACGATATAAAAGAACACGTCATTGAACGTATGTTTGACGAAGAGAAGAAGGACACCGCGATTAATACTAGACTCCGTGCAGCTCGAGCATTCTTCCGTTTTATCCACAAGAAAAAACATATTCCTGTTAACCCTATGGAAGACCTCTCCTTAATAAAAGAGAAGCGAAATGTAATCGAAACTTTCACAAACGAACAAATACGAATGTTATTACGTGTTCCGAACCGTAATACTTTCACTGGATTACGAGACTACGCGCTAATGATCGTAATGTTAGAGACAGGTGTACGGTTAAAAGAACTAGTAGGTATTCGAGTACAACACGTAAACCTAACAGACGGGTACATTCGCGTAACGGAGGCGAAAGGATACAAAGAGCGTAATGTCCCGATTCAACGGCAAGCTCGACAAGTATTACGCCACTACATCGCCGTTAGGGGTCATTCTGAAACGGAGTTCCTTTTCGTTACGCTGAAGGACGAGCCGATCGCTTACCGGACAGTTCAAAAGAGGATAGCAAAGATCGGAGAACTATCCGGGGTGAAAAACGTACGAGTATCCGCACATACATTTCGACATACATTCGCTAAATTATCGGTCCAAAACGGGGCAAACATCTTCGAATTGCAGGCTATTCTCGGGCACACATCACTAGAAATGGTCCGGCGTTACGTAAACCTATTCTCGGAGGACGTAGCTAGAGGACACGCTAAGTTTTCTCCTATCGAGAACCTGTATTAACGAAGAGAAAAAGATCACCGTTGCATGGGCGTATATAAAGTCCGTGTAGCGGTATTTTGCGTTTGAGTACGTTTATATTCGAGAGTTTATATCTCCCCGTCATGGGACGCGTAGGCGTATATGCGGACGTATTTATGTGCGAAATCGTCTCCGCTACGTGTAATAGTAGTGAGGGGGGTTTTCGGGATGAACGAGAAAGAAACGAAAATATTCGTAAAGATGTACGTTGATGCCGTAAGTAGCGGGCTAATCGCCGATATGGGCCCCGACAATTGGCAGACACTTTGCGTCATCGCCTCGTATATGGACGAGAACGGGCGATGTTACCCGACACAAGCGCAGATTGCTCGTGGACTTGGCATAAGAAGGGAGACGGCGAATCGTCGAGTAAAAAGGCTACTAGACTATCGATGGTGTGGTCGTCCTATTATCGAAGCCTACCGGAAGAGAAACGGAAAGGGCGTATGGGAGAATACGGAATACGTGATTTCGGCAATTAGTCAGCTACGAATATTTGACGCTGAACCGGAGGATGTCCGTCCATGTGACACGTAACTAACATGGCTGTAACTAACATGGCTATACGTCACACTAACAAGAACCACGTATTAACTATAACCACGTATAACAAGATAAATAATTGCGCGATGCTTTGCATCGCCTGAAAATCTTTGATTTTCAGTGTGCGAGTGTATACGAAATAAAATCCGAAAAATTTTATCGAAAGTGTGCGAAAAAAGAATCGGGAAGTGTATTAAGAGTGAGGAGGCGATAATGACGTGAAAGTAAAAATCGAAGATAACTTGTACATCGAAGGTGACGGTCGTCAATACACGTTAAAACAATACACCGGAAAGAAGTCGAGTGAGGGGAGGAAGGATTACGTTATTCATGGATACTTCGGAACCATCGAATCAGCCGTAAAGAAAGTCGTAAAATTGAAGATTTCGGAGTCTACAGCGTCAACTTTAGCGGAATTAGTAGACGAGATTAAACGAATCCGTCACTACGTAGAATCGAAATTTAACGGTGAGTAGGAGGTATCAGCGTTGAGTTACGAAAATAAACCAATCGAAAAATGGAACGTCAACGATTTCATGAAATACTTCGGAGATCAGCACGAGGAACGTTTTGGAGTCGAGTACCTTCCGATGGGATCGTGGGCGGCTGAAAGAGGTCAGATCGCTAATATGGTAGGTACAGCGAAACGCCCCGGAAAATATGATAAGTCGGTATTCAAACGATTCCTAGACGAGTGTCTAGCGGAATACAGACCCTCACGGGATTATCCCGGAGTCAGCATCGGATGGTTAATCACTTATCGTAAGCAAGTTTTGCAACGCATCGTACTAGACGACCGTAAACGAAAAGAGGACGAAGAAATGCAGAACAAACCTATCGACTCTACTATATCCGAATGGTTCTTGTCTTAACGGAAGGAGGACTAAATGTGGAAGAAGGGGATTTCATAAGAGTATCGGAAGAGTGGGTTAAATCCGGAGGGTTAAGCGAAGAACGCTACCGAGAAATCAAGGACATGATTTTCCGTATTGTCGAAATCACTTTTGCGTTTAAACAGACTTGGGGAAGTATTGCGTCGGTAGACGGGAGGATCGAGGCAACGGTTCCGTTAGCTTTCTTCGAAAAGGTCGAATGTTGGGGACACCCGGACCTGATCAATTTAGCGCTAGACACGAAGGACGAAGATTGGTTTTACGAGATTCTAGGAGGTAACAAGGAGGACGGACAATGACCTACGATTTGATCATCTTAACTAAAAGCGGTAACACTTATTACTCAAAAGTAGGCGTTTATGAGCTTGAACAATTTCGTGTAGATATAGATGACGCATCCCATCGAGATTTTGTAGAGGTAGAGTGTTGCGCGAACCATCACACGGTAGGTATTGACCGTCGAGAAGTAGAGTGTTACACATACGAAGCGGTAAAGGAGGACGTTTAAATGACCGAAAAGAAAATCGTTGAACTACCGGAATTAAGTCGTGAGGTTGCGGACGCGTTGAGTACTTATCTTGATGAGTACGGGGAGGACGTACTTCTACAAAGGATGTATGCTAGTCACCATAAGAAGTTTGTCCGAACCGAGCACCAACCCCTCAATACGGTATCACGCGAAACCCTCGCCAAGGCCGCATTGATCGGATACACGGTCGAAGATTCGCCGGAAGAAAAGGTACGGGCGTACTACGAGGAGAGCGAAAGGACTCGCGGCGTCATGTATAGTGAGCCGGAGTACGACTACTTTAGCGGTGTTGTGGACGGGATAGAAGAAACGCTAGATTTGCTCGGTGTAAAGATTCCGGGCGTTAACGTGGAGGAGGCGGAATAGTGCGAAAGTATATCGAAAGAAACGTTAAGCAACGGGAATTAGTCGGATTTACGTGTAATAAATGCGGAAAGTCGGTCGATCTGACCGAGGACGATTTCGCAGGCAACCTGTTCCACTCGTTTAAGACGTCGTTTCACTACGGTAGTGCGTTCGATATGGAGACGTGGGAGTTCGATCTTTGCGAGGATTGTCTGTTAGACATCGTTAAAACGTTTAAGGTCGAGCCGGATGGGGTCGGGATTGAACGCGACCTTATCGAGTTTTACGACTTAGGAGGGGAGGTATCCGAATGAAGAAATTCCCGGTCACTGGAAACCAACCGACTAACCGACGGAGAACTAGCGGAAATTAAGCGTCGAGCGGAACGGTCTTCGGAAAACTATCGGGCGGATGCGGAAAATGACGCCGAGTTTATCGCTCATGCTAACGAGGATGTTTCGCGGCTGATAGCGGAGGTTGAGTGGTTGCGGGGCGCTGTTTGGTTCGCCGTCCACCACTTATCTAACGAGATTTATACGGAGGAGGATCGCGTTAAAGACGTACAGGAGGCGTTACTTAGATGCGTGTGGGATACCGTCAATTGTCCGGAATGTCGCGCGGATATACTCGTAAAACCTAACTGGCACGGTCGTTGTGATTGCGGATCGCACGTAAAATTTGGGTGAAGGAGGATAAGAAGGTGAAAGTAAATCTTGAAGTACAAACTAACAATAGATTTAAAGCTGTCTGTGGTAATTGCGCCAGCGAGAGTGTAAAATTCGATATTTCTCAAGGTTCAATGCCTGACGGTTGGGGCGGTAGGATGAGTTATACGAAGTTATCTTTTAAATGCGGTTACTGCGGAAGTGAGTGGTCAGAAAAGTATTAATGAGCAGTACGCTCATATAACGAAAGGAGAGCGGAAATATGGATTTAGTGGTGTTTAAAAGAGACGTTTCTTATTACGACGATCCTATTAACGTCGTATTTAAGGAAGGCAAAGAGTACGAAATTTTAAGCGAAGATAATACGTTTATCTACGTAAACACTAAGCCTAAAACGACGCAGTGCTCGCGAATACCTAAGTCAGAAGAAGGTATTTTGTTCGAATACGTGTGAGGAGGGAGAGCGTATGGAACTGATATATTTAGCGATTGAAATAGAAAGATACCTTGCTAGTAAAGGCTTAAAAGCTAGAGAGTTGACGGTGAAAGAGCTTATCGAGGAATTAAACAAGGACGGATTAGAAGAACGGTAGCGGTGTTGAAGGAAACTGTGCCTTAGAAAGGGTGATTAGATGATATTTAAACTTTATATCCTATTTAAGACAGTAACCAATAAATCTTTTAGAGAAATGAGAAGAAACAATAGAAAAATTAAGTCGTAGTACAACCAAACCGCGAACCTAACAACGAAAGGAGGACGATACATTGACTAACGAAACTAAGTGTCCGTTAGCTAATTCGTGTAAGTACGCGGGGCAAGCGGAACACTGTACGGATAATTGTTCGGCATTTATTACGGTTATGGACCGTATAGAGATAGCGGATATTCCGTTAGAGTATCGAGACATAACTATCGAAAACAGCCCAGCTAATGACGATCAGCAAGAAATATACAAGGCACTAGAAGCGTACCTTAGATCGTTCGAAGTTGAAGGCGTTAGGGTTAAGTCGGTGTATTTATTTAGCAGATCACCGGGAACGGGGAAAACAACGACAGCTTGCGCCTTGTTAAATGAGTTCATTAGACGTAGGTTCATCTACCATATAAAGCAGGGCGAAAGGATACCTACAGTGTTAGGTCTATTTCTTGATATAAACGCGTGGCAGACTCGATATAATCTAGCGTCTATGACGGACGATGAAGACGAAATTCAGACGATTAAAAACGATATTATCCGTTGTTCATCCGTCCCCATGCTCGTGATCGACGATATTGGTATACGTTCGGCAACGGAAGCGTTTCGTTCGTACGTTCACGCGATCGTAAATAATCGGTTAACCAACCACCTTCCGACGATTTACACGTCAAACTTACCCTTGTCGGATATGGAAACCGTATTCGATCCGAGACTGTACGACAGGTTACGGGATCAGTGTACGGAACTTACGTTTAAAGGTGGTAGTAAGAGAGGGGTGAGACGATGAGCGGGTATGGTTCGATGTTCTTGTCGAAAGTGATTGACACCGAAAATTTTAACGCATTTTCCAAGCATAACATTACGGAAAACTCGTTTATTTCCGATAAGGAGAAGGAAGTTTATCGATTTATACAGGAATACCACGAACGTAATCGCGGTAAAACTCCGTCATATGCTACTGTAACTTCCGAGTTCCCTGATTTCTTTTATGTTCCGGGGGTAACCGATAGTTTTTCGTATATTGCAAACAAGATACGCCAACAGCGAGCAGAACTAGACTTTAAAGTTTTAGTAGAAAAAGAATTACCGGGACTTTATGAGGATGTCGGTCGTCATGACATGACTAAGTTCACAGAACTGTTGACATCCCGTATGGAAGAAATTAAAATAGGATTACGAACGGGTGTTCGTGTGGGGTTAGACTTAAAAGCGAACGCTACCGAATATCTGGAAGAATACGAAAGACGTAAAGAAGGAAAGTCCTTCAAAATGTATCCATCGTCTTTTCCCGTAATCAATCGAGCCTTAGGCGGCGGATACATCGGAGGTAATATGTACGTCACTTTCGGGAAGACCGGGAGAGGAAAGACGGCTGTCACGCTTTATGAGGCCGTTTTCTTAGCGGTTAATGGAGCAACAGTATTAATCTGGTCGATGGAAATGGCGACATATGAAGTGTTAACTCGTATTCTTTCGTTCGTATCAGCTATGTCCAGCGTATCTCAAGCGTCAATTAACGGACAGAAATTCGGGTCGGGGTTTGACACGAGCAAACTTCGTTCGGGACAGTTAGACGGAGAGTACGAAGAGAAATTACGTCAAATGCTCGAAAATATAAACGATCACATAAAAGGTAATATCGTTCTTCGTGCGGTAGATGATCCGGACTTCGATCGCCGTAATTTAGCGCAACTTCAAGCTGATATTGAAGAAGTGAAAGCGGACGTCGTTATGGTCGATCCGTTTTACTATCTCGATTATGAGCGTAATACGTCGAGAAAGACCGGAGGAGACGCGGAAGAGACTTCTAAGAAATTACGTCGGATTGCAGGTCGTACAGGGACGGTTGTATTCGCGATTACACAAGCCGAGGAAGATAAAAGCGAAGGCAAACGATCTAAAAAGGGAGATGAAGTTATTGACGGTCTACAGGATCGTGAAATTAAGTTACCTGTCCGAGGCGAGGTAAAGAAGACGACGCAACTCCTAGAAGACGCGGCATTATGCATTGGGGTGGACACGAACCACAAGAAGAAGCTAGGGAGAATAGGTTTAGCGAAAGGTAGAGACGGAGGGGAGGACGAAGTAGCTGAAATCATCTATGTTCCAGAGATAGGGATAATACAAGAGTTAGTAATAGACTCGTCGATGTTCGATATATGATATTTGCAACAAAATGATAGTCACGTCGATACCTATTAACGTAAGGGAAGCTAGCGAGAGGCACAATCTAGGCACACCGAAATGTAAGGGAAGTGCTATAATCTTTTTACAGGGATAACAAAGTAGTAATAAAGTAACTGAATTTTATTACTATATTCTATCCGAGGTATGAATTACCAAGGTAAAAAGTAGTCCTGATGTGCTATTATAATCTTGACAGGAAAATACGGGATAAGTTGGTACGTATTCGAATCAAAAGAAACAATTATGTATTGACATTCCCGTGTTTTAATGCTAAGGAGGAGGTAAAGTGGGAAGTGTAACTGTCGATGGCAAGGAATTATCGATTGATATTCGAGAAGAACTTGAGGGATTCGATTGGCGTAACGCAAAATGGCTTGAGGATAAACTAATCGCAAGTTCTCCGTTCCGTTACGACAAAAGTCCGTCATTCTTCGTAAACCTATCTTCAGGAGGTTGGGCTGATTCGGGAGCTTACGACGAAGAGTGGGCGTCAGGTAACTTACCTAAATTACTATCGTTTCTACGTAACGAGACGTACGAGGAAACGGTAGATTATCTTCGGGAGAAATACGACTATGAGTACAACGAAGAAGCACGAATAAACGTCGATTTCCCGACATTAACTAGGAGAATACGAGCGGTCGTACCTCCCCAAAAATACCGGGGGAAACCGCTAGATACTAATTACTTAATCGAAAGGGGGATACATAAGAAAGTTATCGAATTGCAGGGTGTATTTGACGGAGGAAATTGCGTAGGTATTCCGTGGAGGAATGCGGGTGGTGACGTGCTAAATATTAAGTACCGCATGAAAAAGGGGAAGACGTTTTGGTATGAACGAAATGCCACGCCTATTAGCCGAATGGTATACGGGTTAGATACGGTTATCAAACGACGTATCAAAGACGTTGTTATATGTGAGGCTGAAATAGACGCGATGACGTGGCAGAGTGCGGGAATATACGCAATTGCTGTCGGAGGGACATCGTTTAACAAGTATCAAGCGGATATGATCGTACAAGCCGGAGTGGAGACGGTAACTCCCGGAGGGGATAACGATGAGGCAGGCCGGTTATTTAATCGGAGAGTAGAGCGGTTACTCGGTGATTACGTTTATTTAAGGTGTATCGACTACGCAGGATTTCGGGGATGTAAGGACGCTAATGAGTTAGGGGCGAGTAGGCTACGAGAAATAAAAAGAAACCGACGATCTATTATGCCGGTTTTCTCCAAGTAGCCACAATGCGCTCTTTACAATACATGCAATTAGTAGCTTCTAATCCACCTTGAATCGATATCCTTTTACCGCAAGACGGACACTCGAATTTATAAGTCTTGTACCATATCATGTTGCCCATCTTAAACAGTAGAACCGAGGCAGGGATACCGATGATTGTGATAGCGGCTATTACGCCTAGTGTCTTTAACGCTAGATTCAACGGTAGAAGTACAATGATCCTAGTCATCGAATCCATGAACCCTTCTTTTTCATGAGTCATTACTATTCGTTTCAACTTTACCGTCCTCCGTATAGTATTCTTTTCTTCCGACTAGGTAGTCGATAGATACATCAAAGTGGTCAGCTACTTTTATTAGTATAGGAAGCGGAGGGTTAGTATCCCCTTTATATATTCTTGTATTGTTCGTGTACTCTTACCGGTTACTGACTCTAAGTCTTTCGCACTTAAACCGTTTTTATATAGTAGAAATTTAAGTCCCGGAAGTCCCATCCTAATTACCTCCTGTAGATTATTTAAAGTAATTTACTAAAAGGGGTTGCTTTAATAGTCGACATGAATTACAATTTACACAACGCGACTTAATCGCGATTAACGAGATAAAAATTTTTATAAGTTTTTTATCAAAAGTGTGCGAAAACGTCGTTGGGAAGTGTATTAATAGTGAAAGGGTGATCTTATTGGAAAATATCGAAAAACTGAAAAATTACGCGCTAAAGTGCGGAGTGAAAGATGAACATGACGCTTACACCTTAGCGCACGACGCTTACGTTAACTATGGCGAGGAATCTCACCGATTTAAAAACGTAAGTAGTCGAGCATTGAACGTAATACGTGATCGTAATACGTATAACAAACGGTATCACGCAATATCGTTGGACGACGATAACAGTGACCCGGATTACACTACGTTTGATGTAGTACACGAGAATTATGTACGCGAGTCCAAAAGATCAGATCAGCGGCAACTGATAGATGACCTCTTGGAACACGCGGATGCTCAAACGACGGCAATCGTGAGAGCATGGCTTGACTCCGATCGACCGACGCTAACCAGTATCGGAAGTCAATTAGGTCTACACCATGAGACGGTTCGTAGGAAACTTGCTAAGTTAGCTCGTTACTATGACGAAGCCTCGTTCGGTGATTATCGCGAGTACCTTAGTGCGTAGTGTGTCTAGTATAGTCTCATGACGTCTTGATTATACCACAATAAAATCTTTTATCAAGCGATTTACGAGGAGTGGTTACCGTGTATCAGTATCTAAACGTTTATGAAACGATTATAGACGATAAACATACGAATGTACTCTACGATGGAGGAGTTCCTGTAGACCACGATATTACGGACTATATCGATGTCCAATCGGTTCTACGTGAAATTTCCTATCGATAGAATATACGTTAATAGATTCGTAAAGGTTTCAACTTTTTACGAAAAATTAACGGAAATTACACGAAAATTACGGGGCCGATTGTCGGCTCCACACATATAAGGGCGACTCGACCGCCCTAAACCGAGGCGAAAGCACTCCGGTAACTACGCTCGCGTATGTGGCGGGCTGTCACAACGTGTATACGCGAGTGTAGAGCGAGTCTAACCGTGCGCCTAAATAATCTCGTATGGACTGTCACAACGTGTATACGCGAGTGTAGAGCGAGAGCCACACCGGCACGATACCTTCCACGATTGAACAGATAACGGGGTGTATAAGCAGGTGCGAACCCTAAGCGAACATTAGGAGGATTTAAAATGAAGATAACAAAGACGATGAAATACGAAATAGATAAATCAATTGATGTACCGTGGAAAACGTTTTTATCCGTCTTACGAGATGTACAGTACGCGGTATGGAAAACGGGTAATATCGCGGTTAAGATGACGTGGGATTTTCAGCAGGAAGCGTGGAGTTACCGTCAAAGATTCGGAGAACAACTGAAATTTAGCGATCTTGGAACGGGAAATAAATCACAGTCAACCGACATTTATCAACGCGCTTGTAGCGAATACCCTAACGTAGCATCGTCGGTATTAGACGCAACTATCCGTATGGCACAAGACCGGTACAAAACGGACGCTCCCGATATTTACGACGGACTAAAGACCATCCCGTACTTTAAGCGTGAATTACCGATCCCTATACGCGCACAACAGACGAAATTGACACGAAAAGGAACGAAAAGATACGTTTCGTTCGCGTTATTGTCGAAAGAGGGCGCGAAGAAGTCCGAGTTGCCAACGAGATATAACGTACAAATACGTACGGGTAAAGGAGCGCGCGAAATATTTGACCGCTTAGTTGATGGCGAATATAAACTGTGCGATTCGAAGATTCTCCGCAAAAAAGGAAAGTGGTATCTCGCGCTATCCTACTCGTTTGAAGCGGAGAATCCGCAGGAACTCGATCCTAAACGTGTGATGGGCGTAGACCTCGGAATTGTAAAAACGGCTTACATGGCGTTTAATTTCGACGAGTACCTCCGATATGAAATTGAAGGCGGCGAGATCAGTGCGTTTAGAGGCCGGATCGAATCGCGTCGTAAGTCCCTACTGAAACAAGCGAGATATTGCGGAGAGGGACGCAGAGGTCACGGAAGAAAGACGCGAATGAAACCCCTCGAAAAGTTACGCGATAAAGTCGCTAATTTCCGCCGTACTAAGAATCACCACTACTCGAAATATATCGTTGAAATGGCGGCAAAGCACGGTTGCGGAACGATTCAGATGGAGGACTTGTCCGGGATTAATAAGCGCGATAAATTCCTCGCCAATTGGAGTTACTACGAGTTACAGAGCTTCGTCAAGTATAAGGCTAAGGAACGCGGCATTAAGGTAGTTCTCGTCGATCCGAATTATACGTCACAGCGTTGTTCCTGCTGCGGGTATATTGCGGAAGGTAACCGTAAAACGCAAGAAACGTTTAAGTGCGTCATTTGCGGATACAAGACAAATGCCGACTTTAACGCCGCGAGAAACATTGCAGAACCGAGAATTAAAGCGTTGATAGATGCGGAATTAAAACGTCAGGAGAAGGAGCGTAAAGAAGCGATGTAGTGCCGACCTTATGTCGGCGACGGCGTGTAGACTGGCGCGCGTGTACGAAATTTAATCCGGTTTATGCGTCGTCGCGGGCGTAAGTAGCCCGATATAGAGAGAAAGTTGCAAGAAGCGGCATATCAATCAAAAACCCGAGGGACGAGTTGTGGTTGAGTTTCCTCGTTTAAAACGCTGTTTCCGCGCCACAACGCGGAGCGCCCACGGACCGAGCGAAGGGTTTGGAGGTCCGAGTATAAATTAATCGGATGTGGTTATCCGCGTCTGAAATATGAAATTGGAGGAATGCTTACATGTCAATTCGCGACCGACTAAAGAAGCGCGAGGAAAAACGAGAAATGGCGGCTAACGGAGGTCTAAACGGAGGGTTACCTGAGGGTGTAACTCGCTACGTTACTCTTTCGAGGGAACTGAAAGGGGACGGAAAACCTTTCGTACTTTTACGTGATCCCGACTTGTGGTACTTCTACTTCGTACATGAGGATCGCGAGTGGGGAGGAGACATCTTCATCCGTAAACATACGTGCTTAAACTCACCGCGTAAAGCACCCGAAACAATCGAAGAGGCAGACGCTTTGTTCGATCAGTTCGAGAAGCCGAATCCCGAAGTTTGTATTTCGGATAAAGCTGGAGCCAAACGTAACCTATACTTCATGGTTCCCGTCTATGACCCGGAGTATGATACGTGGCGTGTACTCGATCTAAAGGAGTTTCACGCGACAAACATCATCGGAGACTTAGATAAAGTTGAAAAGGGAGCGCGTAAATTCGATAAAAACTACACGCTTGTAGGTAATGTATGCGTAATCAAGAAGACGTCTGACGGTAAATCATACACGTTAGACTCTTACGACGGGGACGACGAGGAATCAATCGTAGGGAAAGCGGAAAGTTTTCTAAGCGAGTCAATCCCTTACGAGGAACTAGCGAACTTCCGCGAAGAATCCGATATTGTGAAAATCTTACACGAAGCTAGCGGTGATCGCGTGGATAAATCCGTATTACCTCCGTTAGAAATGGATGAAACGGAATCATCAGATACTACCGAACATACTACGGAGGAAGAAGACCCTACGAAACAATTTTAGGAGGCGATGTGATGGCGCATGAAACCGCGAAAGTAGGGGCCGTTTCGGAGCAACTTGCCGTCGCTATCCTAATGGCTAACGGTTGGGACGTAAATATTCCCGTTGCAGTAGAGGCGTATGACTTGATTGCGGAAGACCCCGAAGATAAACGACTGAAGCGTATTCAAGTTAAAACGGTAAAGGTACGTAAGGATGCCGGAAATAAAGGGCAACTCGTGATTAAAGGCGTTAAATCTAGCGGCAAAGTTTACACGGAGGATGAGGCACATTACTTGGCAGGACTTTACGGTACTTACTTATTCCTTGTACCTAATACGGGACAGACGGAATACGCCGCAAAGGACGCAACGCAAGCGTGTAAGAAGTGGAGGACACTTACGCTAGATAAGCGAAATTAAAACGAAAGGTGGACGAAAATTGGCGAAGTTATCAATTCTAGGTGCGCAACGTGTAAAAGCGTTAATCGAAATCTTAAACGAGAAGAAAGAGGAAGAGATGAAACAAGTTAGAGACTCGCTACCTAGTATGTCCGAGGTGAAACGCCTAGCAGATGAGAAGATGGGTATTTCTCATCTAAGTAGTGAATTGGAGCTACTGAAGGGGCAAATGGAGAAACTAAGTGCTAAATTAAACGATGCTAAGGGAGTCGAGATTAGGGTTCGGATTGACACTAATTGGAGACACCCGAAGTACGAGGAGTATACGAAAGTCGAGGAAGAGATTCGGAGAGAATTGATCGACAGTAAGTTACAGGAGGTCGAGCGTAAGTACAAGGACAAGGAGAACCGCTTGTGGCTATGTGAGACGTTAGAGGAGGCGAAGGAGATAGTCGGAATCTAACGGGGGTGATGACATGGAAATCAAAATCGAAAGTATCTCGTTAAACCGAAATACCTCCGAAGGTCTAAAGACGGCAGTGGAAAAGCGTAAGGAATCAGGCGTAGGGGAGACGTTAGAAGAGGCGTTCTCCCGTATTTACGCCATGAAAAACACAGACGCAGATAAACGTAAGATTGCGGAAGTAGAGAGGGCGATATTGTCCGGAGAGATTGGCCGCGAGAAAAAGCAACTAGAGTCGGGTAAAAAACTGTCAAAAGCGGAAGTATTACGACTATGGAACGTACTGGAGGATCGAAAGAAGGAAGAACGTATCCGTCACCTCATTGAATCTAAGCCGGATAACTATTTCTTAGTGTCGAATGCTAGAGAGTTAGCGGAATTGAAAGAGTCAATCGAACAAGCGGACATCATTTCGGTTGACTGTGAGACGTTCGGGGAAAAGGATGGTGATCAATTCGACCCTTATATAGGTAAGATGGCTGGGTTTTCTATTACGGCTAATGACCGTCACTACTACATCCCTCTCAATCACACAGAGGAGACGGAGCTGTCGGAAGAAGACGTATTTTCTTCGCTAAAAATCCCGTTAGAGTCTACTCCTAACGTCATGCACAACGCACCTTTTGACGCCAAGTTCTTTTATGTACGTTATGGAATCGATTTAATTACGAATCTATACGCGGATACAAATATCATGTCTATGGCCTTGAATGAGAATATAAGCCATAAGCTGAAAGACCTCGCGCACGCTTGGCTAAAATTAGAGGACTCGTACCCATTCGATAAGTTATTTTCGAAGGGATACCGATTTAATGAGGTTCCGCTAGATGCGGCTGTAGTGTATGCGGCAGGCGACACCGAAAAGACTCAAAAGCTATACGACTGGATGATGGGCGTGTTTGATAGTCGTGAGGACCTATCGGAAATTAAACGTCTAGTATTTGACGTTGAAATGCCCGTATGTCGTACGTTTATTCGTGCTGATCTTAGGGGTATCGGATTCGATCCGAAAAAAGCGGTAGAGGTTGATCGTCAGTTTGAGCGTGAAGTGATTGAAATTGAAAAAGATATACACCGGATGGTCGGAGAAATAAACCTTAACTCTCCCAAACAATTACAGCAGACGCTATTTGGCGAGCTAGGGTTACCGGATTTAGCGAAAGGGTCGACGAAAAGTGATGTCTTAGAGAAACTATCCCAAAAGCATCCAATCGTCCCGAAGATCATCGAACACCGTAAGATTACGAAGTTACGAAGCTCCTTCACGCAACCACTCCCTAAAAAGATCAAGGCTGACGGAAAGATTCACCCGTCTCATAACTCGTGGGGAGCTGTAACAGGTAGGTTTACGTGTAAAGACCCGAACACGCAGCAGATGCCTTCAAACAGGAACGAGATACGTCACTTATTTCTCGCTGACCTAGGACGTATTCTAATCGGGATAGATTATTCGCAAATTGAATTACGAGTATTAGCGCATCTAGCGAATGATCCGGTACTAATCCGCGCTTTTAACGAAGGGCGAGATATTCACTCGACAACCGCAGCGCAGATCACCGGGATACCGTACGAGCAGATAGAAGAACGTAAAGATATTGACGGGACGAAGGAGCAGAAGGCGCGTAAAAACGCAAAGCCTGTAAACTTCGGTATTGCTTACGGAATCACTTCGGTAGGATTGGCGAATCAACTTAACACCACGAAACAAGAGGCGCAGAAGATTATCGACTCGTACTTTAAAGGTTATCCGAACATTAAACGCTATATGGACGAACAGGTACGCATGGCTCGTACGAAAGGGTACGTACTAGATATGTTCGGAAGAAAGAGGAGATTAGCTAATCAGTATCGTCGCGGATTTACGGGTGGAGCAGATAGACAAGCCGGAAACTTTCCGATCCAATCTTCCGCAGGTACGATCCTAAAGAAGGCGGTTGTTGCGTTAGAGCCTATCCTGCCGGAACTTGGCGTCAATATCTCGCTACAGATTCACGATGAGTTATTGTTTGATTGTCCCGCGTCTATTACTTCGGAGGAGGTACGATTGATTGTAGACACGATGGAAAACGCGCACAAACTTGTCGTACCCTTGAAATGCGATGCGGAGATATATCCGAATAGATGGGCGGAGAAGGTGGAGTGGAGCGACTGGTTTAAATCCTCATAATTTTTATCAAAAGTGTGCGAAAACGTCGTTGGGAAGTGTATTAATAGTGAAGGCGGAGATAAACGCCGAATTAAGTGTAGGGAGGTCGAATATATGGCGAAATTAGAAGGCGTTAAGGTAATCGATATGTCGGGCGGAAACGTCGAGCGTATCGAATATAACGGAGAGGAATACGTTAAGGTTGACGATGAACCGCGCGAGGGTGATATTGGTCTGACAGGGGATAGACATTCCAATGAATATATTCTCCACAACTCGTATTATAAGATGAGCGGCGTTAATGAAGGTTTATTTTACCGGATTAATTGTGATGAAGAGGGGGACATAAACGGACTCATCCCAAACCATTTCACAATTTTCCGCGCTGTCTCCGAAGTAAACAAACTTGTACATGACAGCGTAGAGTACCGCAAAGTGACGGATCGAAACGCTAAGGTTGGAGACTATATCGTATTTACGGACGAGGACGAGGACGATTGCCCATTAGATACGACCGCCGGCAAGCCGTATAAGATTATCAATGTAGATTCGGACGGTGATTACGTATTTATCGATGATGTATCGGACGGCAGGTGTTTATGTAATAAAGTCAATTACCACTACGAATTATACGAAAAGGTGTCAGAAACACGCGCGGATGAAATTTTATTATACGGAGGAGTTAAGTATAAACGTGTGGAACGCGAAGCTCGCGAGGGTGATGTCGTTATTTTTACAAGTAATACATCGGAGTGCGTAATTAGCGGTGAACCGTACTTAGTATCTGAGGTAGCGTATGGAGAACCCGTCATTAATTCAGATCGCGGATTTTTAGTCGATGTTTACGTAAAATACTACGGAAGAACACCGGAAACAACAGAAGTTTACGCCCCCATTGACGAGTTTAAAACGATTTTAGACGAAAATCAGTCGAAAGGTTTAGTCGTTACAGTCGAGTTTACTGACGGTAAGGTGGGGGTTTTTGAGGACGTTAAATATATCCAAACGAGAGGGGCTGAATAGTATGGCGGAACTTAACGTAAAAGTAATCGATATGAAGGACGGGGAGGTAACGAAGATTTCATACGAGGGCGCGGAGTATGAGCGCGTAGATGGCGAAGAGAAGAAGGGCGATATTGCTCTCGTATTAGAAGCGTGGGGAAGCCAAGATATAGGCGAGTATTATCGCGTCAATCGGGAGGATAACAGAACGTACCACGAAACGGGTTCGGAGGGATTCGTATATATCGAGGGTAAATATACCGACGCCAATTGCTACCGGGAACGAGTGCAACTATTCCGCAAGGTTGAGGAGCCGCTAAAAGTCGGGGACGTTGTACGCGTCCTAGTCTCGGACAACGGTTTCGCTAGTAAAGGCGATATTGCGGTAATCACTCTAGACGACGGTCTTAAGCATCCTTACCGCCTTGAGTCTTTAGAAGGTGAATATCTCGGCTTGCAAGACGCAGACTCGCTAGAGAAATTATCCGACGAAGAAGTTGCGGAAGCTAAACGAAAACTTGATCCGCGTAGTAAATTCGAAAAGGGCGATAAGGTACGGCTAATTAGCGGAGGGGGTAAGTCTCCTTTACTAGGGTTCCATGAGGGTAAAACCTACGAGGTTGTCGACCCTTATTGCGTATTCCACAACGGCGAGAGAATCCTAATCACGTGCAATAGGGGAGGCATGGGATACGCACTACCCGAACAACTCGAAAAGGTAACCATGCCGGAATTTAAGGTCGGTGATTACGCGAAGGTTGTCGGGGAGACGAGGTACGGGGATATCGAGACGGGTGAGATCGTGAAAATTTCGGGTATCACGGATCACATAGAACAGGGATGCAGGATCGAGTTGTTAGACGGAAGGGATTGTGACTTTGTAAACCCGGAAGATATCGAAAAAGTGTCCGAAGAGGTCGTCAAGTGGGCGGAAATCGGACGCGATCCGGGCGAGTATAAAGAGGGCGACATTGTCCGTGTGATTGACACGGGTTCGTCAGACCTTACGAAGGGCGAAGTAGACGAGATCGTCAGAGTTGACCAAGACGGAACATACCGTATCGGACGAAGGGTGCACGCTAACTGGGTTTGGCGCGACCGTATCGAACTAGTCACGCCAGTTGAACGCAGGTTTGACCGCTAAGAGTCATTTAAATATAACAGGAAAGAGGCGATAGGTTGACGGATTTAGCGAAAGAATTTATCGATTACTTAGACGAATTTCATTCATACGCAGAACCTCGCGATAACAAGCTAGACGTTTGGCTCCACAATAGCTACGCGAAAGTACTTTCGAAGAGAAAGGATGTGGATTGGAACGCGTTATACTTCGCCCCTTCCGCAGCCGGAAAGGACCCTCGTGAACTTTACGTAAAAGCGAAGAAGGCTCGTAGAGATAATCGTAGACTTAAACCGCATCACAGGCGTAGAATGTCGCAAGGTACAGCAATCGGAGACTGGCTCCAACGTGAGCTATTGTTAGCTGAACGTCATTTCAAGAAACTAACCGGAAAGGAACCGCGTTTCGTGTTCGAGAGAGTTAACGGATACCCCGCGTTTGAGGATTTCGTATACAAACAACACTTTATGGAATGGCGAGGAGAATCCTTTTCGATTGCAGGTACTACTGACGGGATCATGGTAGATCAAGTGACGGGTAAACGATTCGGACTCGAAATCAAAACGAAGTCAGATACACCTTCGAAAACGTCATTATCCGCAATGAAAGAGCCGTCGTTTTCTCACGTCAGGCAGTGCGTATCTTACAGCGAGATGTACGACTTAGATACGTTTATCATCGTGTATGTTAACACGGCGAAAAAGCCGTACAACGCCACGGATGAAGAAATACGTAAAACTCCGGATGTGCGAGCGTTTGAAGTCAAGGTCACTGACGATTTACGCGCGGAAGTTTTCGACTACCTTTCCGGTATAGCGAAAGCCGTGAGGTTAGGAGATCCACCTGAACTAGACTTAGGTAAATGGGAGTTTAACGACTTCAAAGAAGCGTGCGCCTTAGACATAACTGACGAGGAGGTATCAGAACTAGAGAAGACAGTGTTTCGCCTCCGAAGGTCTAGTGCCTCTGAAAGTAAAAAGCGTAAATATCGTGAAGCTTTAGACGAAATCAAAACGATAAGAGAACGATCTAAGGGGAGGGATTAAACGAATGATCCGATCACTTTGGAAATCAACAGAAAACTTCCTTAGAGGCTGTTTACTTCTGTTGTCGTCTATCGTCGTTATTCTATACGGATTAAAAGTAGTAGACTTCGAATCATTCTTAGCGATGCAAATTATCGTTATCTCGTTTCACCTAACGCTAATTGCGGACAGAATCGAGGAAGAACGGTAAATGTCCGAAATCTACCTCGGTATAGACCTATCGCTGACTAAAACGGGGTGGGCGCTAGTGGCCGTAAAAGACCACGTACCTACCGTTGAAGACTTCGGATTGCTAAGGACGAAGGCGGACTTAACGGATGGTGAGCGACTACACCAGATATTCGACGGTATACAGGAGATTTTAGACGAGTATCCCGGGTTAAATGAATCTATAGCCCGGGAAGCTCCTATCGTAAAGTTTCCGAAGCCGACGATGCAAGTCCTGAAAGCTCACGGTGTGTTCGAGTATTCCCTCGTAGATTACACGGTTGAGGATGTTCCGCTATCTACCGTAAAAAAGTGGGCGAGAAGAATAACGAAATCTCCGGGAAAGCGTAACGATAAGGACATGGTCGCAGAAGCGATCGAAATATATTACGGAAAGAAATTCGATTTCTACACCAGTCGCGGTAAGTTGATCGACGACATTTCCGACGCTATAGCGGTTATCACGGTATGGCTGATACAGAATAAACGAATTAAGGAGGTTATACATGTTTAAGAAATCAGTTAAGTTTTTCGTTGACTTGGTTTATGTGGCCGTGTTTTTCAGCCTCATATCTCTAGGTATAGCCGCGATTATTTCGATATTTACGGATGTTAATATTCCGATGGCTGTGGCTGCGTCTATTTTAATAGGGGTGCTTATGCACGTCCTTGCTGTTATTCGTAAATGGGCGGAAGAAGATAACGAATGATTATCGCCTACTTCTCCTTGACGGGAAACGTTCGGAGGTTCGTTGAATCTACCGGACTTCCTTCCGTCGATATATCAGAAGTACCGAAGATAGAGTACCCGTTTATTATCGTCACACCTACGTATGGATTCGGAGAAGTGCCCGTTCAAGTTTCTCGTTTTCTACTGGAAAATAGCGATCACCTTCGAGGTGTTGCCGTATCAGGGAACCGGAATTGGGGAGAATCCTTCGGAAAAGCGGGCGAAAGAATCTCGGAAATGTACACTGTGCCTTTACTGGTGAAATTCGAACTATCGGGGACACAAAGGGATGTCGAGACGTTTACGGAAAGGGTGAGGCTTATTGGAGAGTAATTACATCCGTTTAAACAACGAGATTATGGTAAAGAAAGCTGGCAAGTTCCAGTTTGAGAAAGACTTAGAAGCGGTCAGAAGTTATTTCATCGATTACGTAAATCGAAACACCGTGTTCTTCCACGACCTTAAAGAGAAATTAGACTATCTCGTGGAGAACGACTACTACGAAAAAGGCGTACTAGAGCAATACACGTTTGACGAGATTAATTCCGTATATAAGGAGGCATATTCGTACAAGTTCCGTTTTCCTTCTTTTATGAGCGCGTTTAAGTTTTATAACGATTATGCTCTTAAGACTGATGATAAGAGTAAGATTCTCGAGAGGTACGAAGATCGCGTGTCAATTTGCGCTTTATTCCTCGCGAGGGGAGACGCAAAGAAAGCGATTGATATAGCGGGGCTTATGATGCGTCAAGAGTATCAACCTGCGACGCCTACATTCCTGAACGCGGGGAGAAAACGACGCGGAGAACTAGTGTCCTGCTTCCTGTTAGAGGTCGGTGATTCCCTAAACGATATTAACATGGCGGAATCGACGGCGAAGCAACTTTCGAAGATTGGCGGAGGCGTCTCGTTAAACTTATCGAAAATACGTGCAAAGGGAGAGACGATAAAAGGAATCGCAAATGCCGCTAAAGGCGTAGTGGCCGTAATGAAAAAACTCGACCATGCGTTTAGGTATGCGGATCAGATGGGTCAAAGACCGGGAGCAGGAGCGGTTTACTTGAACGTATTTCATGCAGATATTCACGATTTCCTAGACACGAAGAAGATAAGCGGTGATGAGGACTTCCGGGTCAAGACGTTATCGATCGGTGTCGTTATTCCTGATAAGTTTATCGAGTTAGCTAGGTTAGATAAGCCGATGTACGTATTCTACCCGAAGACGGTATACGACGAGTACGGAGAGTACTTAGATGAGATGGACCTATCCGTTATGTACGATCATCTAGTCGACAATCCGAATGTTCGGAAGGATAAAATTAATCCGCGCGAGTTACTTCAAAAGATAGCCACTGTCCGGAGTGAGTCCGGTTATCCGTTCATTATGTACTCTGACAACGTTAATAGTGTTCACACGAATGTAGGAGAAGTAAAATTCTCGAATCTTTGCTCGGAAATTCTCCAACGCTCTATGCTATCGACATACACAGACTACGGAACTGATGATGACATCGGACTCGATATATCGTGCAATCTAGGGTCATTAAACATCGCGAATGTAATGCGTTACAAGTCCTTTAAGGATACTGTCGGACTAGCGATGGATGCGTTAACCGTCGTGTCAGAGGAAACAGACATCAAAAACGCTCCGGCGGTAGCACGCGCTAACCGACTCATGCGTTCGGTAGGACTTGGCGCGATGAATCTACACGGATACCTAGCACAAAATGGTATTCCGTACGAATCCGAAGAGGCTCGCGACTTTGCTAACGTATTCTTCTCGCTAGTAAACTACTGGTCGCTAGTAAGGTCAAATGAAATTGCAAAGGAGAAAGGTTCGTTCTACGAGTTTGAGAAGTCAACGTATGCTGACGGATCATACTTCTCGAAATATATCGATGAACCTACGAAACCTAAAACGGATAAAGTTAGCGGATTATTCGACGGAGTATTTATTCCCGACAGAGACGATTGGACGAAACTAGCCGAGGACGTCAAAGAACACGGACTTTATCATGCATATAGACTCGCGATTGCTCCTACCGGTTCGATTAGCTACGTACAGTCCGCAACCGCCAGTGTAATGCCGATCATGGAGCGGATCGAGGAACGGACATACGGAAACTCGAAAACATACTATCCGATGCCGGGGTTGTCGCCTAAAACGTGGTTCCTATACAAAGAGGCGTACGACATGGATCAAAGGAAGTTAGTCGATATGATCTCGACAATTCAACAACACGTAGATCAAGGAATATCTTTCACTTTGTTTTTAAAGGACACCATGACGACGCGAGACATCAATCGGATTGATCTATACGCACATCACAAAGGGATCAAGACGACGTACTACGCTAGGACACGAGATACATCGCAGGAAGGCTGTCTATCTTGCGTAGTTTAAGGAGGCGATAAATTGACGAAGGTTTATACCGCAGCAGACTGGTCACAACCGGAGGATTCCTTTACGCAGATGTTCTACGAGCAGAACGTGAAGCAGTTTTGGCTTCCCGAAGAGGTATCGCTTAACGGTGATTCCCTTACGTGGAAGTCGCTGTCAGACGAAGAACGAACGGTATACATGCGAGTTTTAGGCGGACTTACGCTATTAGATACCGAGCAAGGTAACGTAGGAATGCCGAGAATAGCCGAGCACGTAGACGGTCATCAAAGGAAAGCGTTGTTGACGTTTATGGCGATGATGGAGAACGCGGTTCACGCTAAGTCTTACAGTAATATCTTTCTTTCTCTCGCAACTAGCGAAGAGATTGCGGAAGTTTTCGAGTGGGTTAAGTCTAATACGTTCTTACAACGGAAGGCTGCGCTAATCTCTCAATATTATCGAAGGTTAGACGGACCTAATGTAACGGAAATTGACGTGTACAAAGCGATGGTTGCTTCGGTCATGCTCGAAAGTTTTCTATTCTATTCCGGATTTTATTACCCGTTATATTTCTACGGACAAGGAAAGTTAATGCAATCCGGGGAGATTATTAATCTCATCATCCGTGACGAATCTATTCACGGAGTATATGTTGGCTTACTGGCGCAAGAAATATTCAACCGCCAAACTACTGATGTTCAAGGGGAATTGGCTGATTTCGCGGGAGAGTTACTCGGATTACTTTACTCCAATGAGGCGGATTATACGGATGACTTATACGCTTCTATTGGACTCGCTTCTGACGTGAAAAAGTTCGTTAGGTATAACGGAAACAAGGCGTTATCTAACCTCGGACTTCCTCCGTTCTTCGTGGATGAGGACGTAAATCCTATCGTATTAAACGGTTTATCGACTCAAACGAAAAGTCACGACTTCTTTTCGATGAAAGGTAACGGATACAAGAAGGCTAAAGCAGAGAGATTGCGTGATGAAGACTTCTACTTCGGGGAGGAGGTGACTTGATGTTCTATGTTTGTTTTTTCGCGTCAATCATGGCTCTCATCAAGTTCATTCTCGTTATGAACAGTGTAGCGCCTATCGATAAGGTAACGTCCGCTTTAAGCTACCTAACGATTACGTTCGTATTCGCTGCACTAGCAGTTAAATTCTTAGAAGATAAGGTGAAGAAAGACTAACCGAATACTTTACGGAGGGATGGCGTTTCGTCGTTTCTCCGGGCATTTTCTTTATATAAGAAGGAGGACGATATAATGGCGGAAAAACGACCAATCGACGAAATTACGGAAGCTTATAACAGTAAACCCGGACATAACTTGACGCAACTAACGGATAAAATCGTCCAATGGGCGGTTGACCGTAACTTACACACGGCTAATCCCGATAAGCAGATGTTGAAACTATTCGAAGAACTCGGCGAACTGGCCGAAGGTATGGCGAAAGATCGACCGGAACAAATAGCGGACTCAATCGGAGACATTTACGTCGTGCTTACGGTACTGGCGACGCAACTCGGAATCGACGTCGAGGAGTGTATCGCGGTTGCTTACGACGAGATCAAGGATCGTAAAGGCCGGATGATCGACGGAGTGTTCGTAAAGGAGGCGGATTTGCTTGAGGAATAAGGATAGAGGAGGCTTGCTGTGTACGCCTTTAAGTCACCAAGACGTAGTTGGTGCAAAAATGCTTCCAACATAACATCACCTCCTTTATACATTATAGTGCCAGTATTTAAAAAATGCAAATGAGGAGGACGATGAATGGGGGAGTATCCTACAGCAAAGGAATTAATGGAATCCGGTAGATGGCGTTATAGAAAATCTTTTAATATCGCGCTTTACCAAATCAACTACTACGTAGATAGATCAGACAATGAAACCTACCACATATATAGAATAATAGGAGTTAACTTTAAGGGGGAAGTCGTCGCTAGACTCCTACTTGGTGTAATGATTCCTCTTAAATGGCTGTTAAATTCTATTAGAAAACGGATGGGCGAAGAAGTGTTAGGAGATTTGATCGAAGAGACTAATGAGGTCTTACTAGCGCGTCGCCACATGTTAGATATAGGTTGTAGCGTTAAAGTTTCAGACCACATCAAGCCCACAAACGAAGATGAGTGTGATGTTTTGATAAACAAAGACATCGAGCGACTAAGGGGGATGAATAATGCCTGAATTGTACGTCGTCGCTGACGTTGACGCGGACGGAAATGTCACCGGATTCCCGAAGGGCGGCGGATCATCTACGAAGCCGTCCGTTAAGGCTCACGATAATTACACGAGCGCGAAACGGTCCGCGCGCTATTTTACCGGATCGGTTGTCGTGAGGACTACCGGATTCGAGATCGTAAAGGAGGACGAATAAATGGAAGTGAAACTGATTCACGGTGATTGTTGGGACGGATGGGCTAATTTAGAAATCGTAGTAGACGGACGGTCGGTGATCGGAGTTTATCCGCTATGTGAATGTCCAGAAGACGCGATCCTTGAGCGCGATCTCGGCTTCGCGTATGACATCCCGGACTTAATGCGAAAGGCGTACGAAGCGGGTCGTAACGGAGAATCTTTCGAGGTTATTGAAGTGGACGCGGAAGAGGAGGACGAATAATTGAACGTTAAACTAATCGCACATACACAACTATCCGACGATTTCATTGTAAGGATTATTGAATGCGGGGACGACGTAAGAGATGTGTTCACGCAGAATTATAGGGACGGCCAAGCGGTCGCACTAACGGCAATCCGCACGTGCTACTCCGCCAATAAACCGTCTGAACTCGTCGCCAAAGAAGGTGCTAAGTATTTCGGAAACCCTGCGTCTGACGGCGAAGGCGGCACGGATGCTGACCGCTTATTCCGTCACATTGTCCGAAGCAAACACCTGTCGACGCTTGAACACTTGACGTTCACCTTCGCAATCGAGGGCGTTAGTCGCGCCCTTCTCGCACAGTTGACGCGCCACCGCGTAGGATTCTCGTTCAGCGTGCAGAGTCAGCGTTACGTACGGTTTGGTTCGGGCGACAAGTCGGGCGGATTCGATTACGTCGTGCCGGAAAGCATTTCGAAGTGGCGAGAGAATAGCACAGGCCAAAGTGTTACTATGAACCACGCGTACGATCGATTCATGGAAAGTGCGCAGCAAATGTACGATACACTCCGCGCCGCAGGCGTCCCTGCGGAAGATGCCCGCGCCGTCCTGCCGAATGCCGCCGCTACTAATCTCGTAATGACCGCGAATCTAAGGGCGTTGCTCGATTTTTACGCGAAACGGAAGCCGGGTAACGGGGCGCAGTCGGAGATCGCTGCGCTCGCTGAACGGTTGAAGGACGAGGTGGTCGAGGTAGAGCCTTGGACGGAACAGTTTTTTGACGGAGTTTAGGTCGAGGTAGAAGGATGTTACGACAAAAGAGAGAGGAATGAAATTAATGAATCAATCTGAACTTCATAAAATGGCAGGAATGATGTCTAAAATTGCGTATGAAATGCGCGACATGGAAGGTGTTAATGAAGAGTTAAGAGAGATGCTTCTAGAGTTTTGGAGACAATTTAGTGTTTATGAGCATTTAGGTGATTAGTTCGCAGTTCGACCATATAACGAAAGGAGGACGATAACATGGCGAAACAGCTACCGGAATGGCTCGTAGAGGTCGACGGTAAACGCTATTTCAAGCTGTCGCGACCTCCGCGAGTGGGCGATACGGTTATCTTCTATTTTCACTCATCGCCGGAACCCGTGGTTGGAACCTACCGGAGGAAGACGCGTCATAACGAGGACGTATTCGCATGGGTATACGTACAGGATCGCGGAACGTATATACAGCGTCCTAACACTATAACCGCAGTCGATCCGCTAGAGGACGGTGATTCTCCGTGATTGGACGCACAGTATTCGGTCAGCCCGTATATGAGGGCGATGAAGTGATCGTCACGCCTAACGGAGAGTACGTATTTGAGGACGAGTGGGAACGGTACTTGGAGCGCGAAGGATTTCGGAAAACATATGCGGAAAGGGTTGGTGAAGAATGACGCTTGATTTTATCCGACTACAAAAAAGTAATGTTTCTACCGCGATAAATCTCGGCTACAAACTCGAAGAAATCTACGACATGACCGACGATCCTGCGGTAAAGGCGGCGCTAGCGGAACTGGCGGAGGATATTTATGAGGATATTACAGGGATATATGACGAAATTGAAGGAGAAATAGAAGGCGTATATAACGCTATGGATCGATAAGGAGGACGAATAGATGAAACTAAGTTACAAAACAGGAAAACAAATTTATACAACCTTAGCAAAGCTATACGAAGAAGCAAATGAATTGATCGAAGCTCTTGAAATGATTGGAGACGATATGGGCAGAGATACTAAAGCCTATGAAATTCTTAACACCAATCTGAAAGCCAAGCGCGAAGAAATCGAGAGGCACGAGAAACAAAATTTCACGATGGAATAACGATGAGGAGGACGAACAAATGACGTATTATTTTGAGTTTCCAGATCACGAATATTACGCACTAGTCGCGGTAGACACGAACTCTTTTACGCAAGCGGCGGAAATTTACGCAAAATACATCGCGGACGACGGTGTGTTATCCGTACTGGAAGAGGGATCACCGGTTTTCCTAACGGAAGCGGAGGCGTTCATGCGGTTTATGAGCGCGAATGATTCGCAGAATATGACCGTTGAGCAAGCGACGGACAAATTTTACGATACGAAAAACGGCGTATTATTAATCGATAGCGCATTACTTTAAGGAGGACGATTATATCGCACTAACCGAATGTATTTTAACCGTAACCCTGTCCATATCAGCTTGCGGACAGACTGACGAAACTGTCCCGTCAATCCCGATGCAAGAAGCGATGGACACGATCGAATCAATCGCGCCGCACCTTCTACACGAACCGGGCGCGGAGGTAGACGAAGGAGAGACGGAGGAAGTCGTACTAGTCGAAACAGCTCCGGAACCTGAGCCGGAACCGGAATGGATGACCGTCGAAGCCACGGCATACACCGCTTACTGTGACGGCTGTATCGGAATTACGAAAACTGGCGTAGATGTACGCAATACAACGCACTATAACGGATTGCGCGTGATTGCCGTTGATCCTGCGGTCATTCCGCTTGGGTCGACGGTAGAAATCCGGTATGCGGACGGATCAACCGAGCGTGTGACCGCGCAGGACACAGGCGGATCCATTCGCGGCAACAAGATCGATATACTCCGATCTAGCCGTGATAAAGCCGTCCAGTTCGGGCGACAGAACGTAGAGATTCGGATTGTAAATTAAAACGAAAAGGGGACGATAATATGGCGAAATATGTGCGTGTTGTTAAGGCAAGCGAGCCGTGTCATTGGTATGCGAATAGAATCGGTGAGGTATTCGAGTTTGTAGATGCGTGTGTCGACCTTACCGGAGGGTACTACGAGTGTAAGGACGGGTATCGAATCCGTTGCAAGGACGCGGAAAAGGTAACGGTCCACGAACACGAAGGCGAACTTTATACCGAGGTAGACCGGGAGGCGGAAGTCGGCGATACCGTGTTGGTGACGCGTCTGCACGATAAGGAAATGTATGAGGTTTACGAAGTGATGAGGCGACATACGGACACGGTTACTATTAGTAACGTGCATAAGCAAACTATAATGTATATAAGACGAGGATGTTGGAGGGGTCACGACCAATACCGCGTACTCGAACCGCTCGTCGTATCCGTACCTTCCGAGGCTCCGAAATCCACGGACGACATCGTCGCGAATCTAACGCGTCGTACGTACGAGGCAGAAGAACGGATTGAGGCGCTAGAAACCGGACAGCGCGTGTTACACAAGATGATTGACGGGGATAAATTAGCGGTAAATGCCGTTACCCCTCACAACAAAAAACTGACGATCACCTCGGGAACATTAAGCACTTCCCTTAAAATAAAACGGCCAACCACCGACTTAATCGCGGAAGTGGCCGACGATGTGCGCGATCTACTCATCCGCAAGAACGGAGATTATGGCGACAGCTTCTCGAAACAGTACGCTGAATACGGACTCATGTCGTCGCTCATCCGTATGGACGATAAGATTCAGCGTTTGAAAACGCTAGAGAGCGGACACGAGGCGCAGGTTGACGAGTCAATCGACGATACGTTGCGGGACTTGGCAGGTTACGCCGTTCTCACGTTGGTTGCGCGTAAGGAACAAAAAATGGACGAAAATTAAACGTCATCTAAACGATAAAACACGAGAAACTCGTCATCGCTGCGTTCCTCGTCAAATTCATACGTAATTGGAACGTCAGCCCTTTCTAGTTTATTAGCGCGTGCAAATTCCTTCGATGAAATATACTGGCGGCTGTCAATACGGAAGGATCGTCCCTTCTTATCTATCAACATGTCTCCAGTACGTTTATTATACGCAAGGCCTACTTTATCTCCGATCTGTAATCCGAAGTCTTCTAGTAATGACTTCGAAAAGTAGAAACGGAATTGTCTATCGAATGTGATTCGTGGGATTCGAGTATTACGTACTTCCACGAATCCTTCCGGTAGTCTACGAGACATACAAGAACCTCCTTCATTAACATTTACGGACATAAACGATTATTAACAAATTATAAACGAAATATACACGAAAGTCAACGAAGGACGTGAACAGATGGATGGAAAACGAAAGATAAACGAAATCAAATGGCTATTAAATAAACGATTATACACGAGGTCACGCGCAGAGACGGGAAATCCCGAATTAATTATCGACAACATCGATATCGAACGGGCCATTAAAGACGCGGACCTGACGACTGAAGAACGAGAAACACTACGAGTTCATTATGATATCGTGGGCGGTGATTCCGTTAAAGGCGGGCCGTTAGCGAGTCAATTCGAGACGTCTCGGATAGTAGGATTATCGCAACAGACCGTATCCTATCGATTGAAGTCCGCACACAGAAAGATTGCTGACGTATACTTCCGAGAGGAGGTCGGGGTGTGAGTCGTTTCAAATTCTACCTAAACGAAAACTATCGAGATCGCTTCCTCTCTTACGTAGACGATATTATGTCCTCGCAGGACTATCGAAACATTACGAACACTGAACGTATTAGTATCGTCACGGAATTAACGGAATCTTACATCGAAACAACGAAAGAACGGCCTCCAAACGAAGGACTAACGATACTGTCCGACTTTATCCTACGAGAGAAGACGGAAGGACGCACGCAGAAGGACTACAGAGAGGACGAGTATCCGTTTCAAAGCGTTGATCAAGAGAAGCGGAGGATGGGCTACATGTCTCCCGAAGTATTGTACGCTAACTACGACACTGAAGGACGTAATCAAGCGCCTCCTACACGTCTGAACAAGCGAAATGCTCGTCTGATGCAAGGTATAGAAGTTGGGGCGAGGAAACGTAAACGAAGAATAAAACGAGGTCAATCCGAAGCGTAGCCGGTTGGCTGCGCCTCTTTTTTATACCTGAAAAGAGGGGGCGAGTGTTTCGTTTTCTTGTCCATTTCCGAGTCAAAAACAAAGGGGCGGGGTCTCGGAAGGGGGCGGGGTATCCCGTTTTGAAAACGAAAATGAAATCGAAAATGATCTCGGGGGAGCGGTCCGGGGGACGGG